GGAATGCATTTGGACAAAATAACGATCTCCACTATGAGGAAGAAGATCAACAGTGTTGCCCGTCATAATGACATTATCGTTAAAAACAAACGGGTAAGTTGCGCCGTCTGACCATAAAAAAGAGTTGTTAGTTAAAACCAAACCGCCCCCAGTATGATAAATCCATTTAGCGAAATTTGCGCCCTCAAAGACATTGCCATTAATCACAGTATGTTTATTAGCAATAGTAAATAACCATGGCGAGTGCGTTGTATAAACAAACTGATTGCCGACAAAAAGGTTAGACACAGAATCAGAACTTATATTAAACGGAGATCCTGTTGGGGTCCGGTTACCTATTTCAAATTTGTTACCTATAAATTTATTCTGCCTTGCCCCATTTGCTAATTGAAGGATATAAGGACAATGTTCCACATGGTTGTTGGTGAATTTAATTGCATTTGTATTGTCAGCAGTAGCAACAAAAGCTAAAGCTGGGACAGTTGCTGTACCTGAATACATAATGCGGCTGTTCTGGATAGTCGCATCCCATACTGAGTCCAAGTAAAGCGCAGACACATGAAATCCAGTAATATTAACATTGTCTATAATGGTTTCACTTAATGTATCTTTGAAATATATTGCAGTTTTAGTAACAGCATTAGTATCTACAAGCATTGAGTCGGACCCAAGTAAGGACACGTTCCGCATCGTGAAGCCACTGATTCGATCAGTGGCAGAATATACATAGAACATATTCCCGGTTCCACTATCTGTGAAGAAAACAGTTGATCCCATTGCGTTAGTTTTAGTTGCTCTTGCTGTTCCCGTAGATACGCCCTCAATATCAATTACGTCGGTTATATTTACAGTTCCATCAATTCTGAACAGGCCCGGACCGAACTCAACCAGCTTGACCTCACTCGCAAAGGCAGAATTAAAGCAACTCTGCATCTCCGTTGTGGTGTTGGTCCCGCTAGCGTTAACACCCCACCATAAGGGATTAAGCGCCCTTGTAGATTTCCTGCCGAATACCACCGTCCCCGTCCCGGTGAACACCTGGCTATCGGGGAAAGATACAGGGCCGTTAAACGTAATGGAGTAAGTTGAATGAGAGAAGCTTCCGGGCCAAAGAACTGAGGTTGCCAGCGTCACTGGAGCCGTTGCATTAGCTGTGACAGGGAAGTTAGGAGTGTTGACAACAAGTAAGGCGGGAGTACTACCAATTGCAGTAATAGCTGCGTTGTATGAGGCAAATTCGTCGGAGAAGCGGATATCTTTAACTGAGCCTAATATCGTCACATTACCAATAAGGTCTCCAGTTACGTTACCAGTTACATTCCCAGTTACATTCCCAGTCAGCTGCCCTCTGAGCGTAGCAGCCTTAACTGAAACCCCAGTCATGTTCGTGAAGACCCCTAGCCTCCCTCTGAAGATATCCGAAGCGATTGTGCCAGCAAAGGCGCTTTGGCTAAGAGTGAGGAGACAAACACTTAGGGTGATAATTAACCGAAGCATATTTATTGCCTCTCTAACGTGCCAGTAACACTGGTCATGTGAAGGAAGGGGGTGATGGAACTGACGCCCAACTCTGTGATGCCGGCAGGTACATCAACATAGGTGCTATCCTTGGCTGAAGTTGCCGTGTGCATCCTCTTCCAGGCCGTGGTAGACGTCACGCGCCAGACACGGGTCTTGGTCAAATTGCGCGTGGTAGCCGAAGTTATACTCTCCGTCAACTTCCCATTGGGCGCAAAGATCTGGGCATTATCATAAGGGAAGTCCGACACAGCGTCGGCTAAGAAGCTGGTCAGCGCCAAGCCCAGGGTCACGGCAACTGCTATCACAAGTACTCTCATCAGAGGCCTCCTATTCGTTGGAACCAATGTTAGTCAATATGCCATTACCTATATCATGCGCCCCATTCCTTGTCAACACATAATTACCATCGGCTCGCCTCACAATTAAACGCAGTCAGGGCGGCCCACTTCGGATTAATATTAACCAAAGCGGAGCCGCGACGTAGTCGCCGTAATTGTGGTATTGGTCTAGATTTTATAAATTTTCTACCAGTGTCAACCCCTAATGCGGCGCGCTCGCGTTCCCCCTCGGCCATCCCCCGGTTCTCGTTGTGGACGACTATGGTATAATTGTCATGTGGGAAGTCAACCACATTAAACATTGGCACGAAGTTGTAGGAGTTGTTCTTTGACAAGTGAATAGTTGAGTTCTCTCTCCTGGGCGTGATGGGCAAGGAGGATGTCATGGCGAAGAGAGAGATAACGCGTGAGTTCGTAGTTGAGGATGGAGTTTACACGCAGGGAACGATCAAGGTGTTAGTGTCCGTGTCGGAAGGGAAAGGGCCGAGCAAATTGGTCTTTGCTGAAAACATGGTTCACTATCTGGATTACACCGGGACGAAAGTTGAGGATGTGTTGGACTCGGCGGCGGCCAACGATGTGGTCAGTTTGCAAAATGCGGTCTTTCGTCCGATGGGAAAGGCAGTCCTCAGCGAAAGTGGCAAGACCACTAGCATGAGTGAGTTCTACGGCAGGGAACGGCGCGCTCCAAGCCTTATCCCACCTGAAGTTGCCGTGTTGCGGAAGGACATGGATAAGGAAAGTTTGGAGAGTTTGATAGCGGCGTTACAGGCGAAGTTGGAGAACAAATAACGATTCATTACAAGAACCACGCGCCTAGGAGAGAGGACTCAACGAATGGAGAAGGGAGGTGAGTAGAATGATCTTGATCGAAACGATAGACGGAGAGCGCGTCTGGGTATCATGGGAGTTGTACACGGCACTTTGGCCGTACATAGCGAAGGCATACTGCTGCTGAGAAGAATACAAAGGAGATACAATCTGGTAACAACGGGAGCCCAGAGAGCCATTAGTGCGCTGGGCTCTTTCTATTGCGCTGAACCTAGTGACATATGCGCTCTGGCCATGACCGCACGCTTGGGATGATAATTAACCCAAGTGGATTGAAACGCACAAATATGTGGATATGGCTATTGCTAGGCCTATTCCTATCCCTACCAAATATAAATGTCCACATCCATACTATTACTACACCCTCCCCCCCCTCTCCTCCATTTTGGCGGCCTGAGTGGTGGTCAGGGTAAGGGAGGGAGAAAGCAGCTAACGTAGTCTAGAATTAAAAAAAAAATATAAAAAAAGAAACAACAACAGACTAACACCTTCTCTTCATGAGATCAGCTTATTCGGGGTCATTCTTAGCGTGATTAAGCCATTCAGGCTGTTACTCAGAGGGTGAATATGGGAGAGAGGGGCTAGGGGGTGTAGAGATAGGTTGGATGTGGATATGGGCGTGGATGTAGCAGTAGGATGTATGTGGGAACGTAACTTTGCACATTTATAGGAGCTAACATTTGAAATTGTGTGTTGACAACTATCGGTGGGCGTGATATGATCTGGGTATCACAATGACAGGAGGTAGGAAAGATGAGAAGGAATAATAGAACTACGCAGCAGAAAACTAGCTTTAATGTACAAGCGTATGTGGATGTGAGGGAGTTGGCGGCCGTAGCGAGCTATTTGGCTGGCTGTGGGGTGCTGAAGAGTGCGCAGTATGGAGAGCTGGTTCACCATTGTATTGATCACATGCTGGATTGCATTGAAGCTGGGGACCCGGAGCACTTGGAGCGGTTTGAGTTCTTGACTGACGCTATTGATTGGCTCAGGGAGAATGGCTTCTCTATGAGTCAGTTCAAGCCGGTGAATGGTGGGCCTGGGTGGAATAAGCGGCTGATCACGAGTGTAGCGGAGGAGAGCTTGGAGCGGGACTTCGGGATGGAGAGGGGATCGAGGGCGACTAAAGGGGATATAGGGAAGAAACATGCTATTGAGATGGCTGCACAGCAGATAGCTGCGATGCCGCAGAAGTATGTGTCGGCTGAAGAGAAGCAGAAGAACTTGGATGGGGCCAGGCCGGTGTTTGAGGCTGTGATGAGAGGAGAGATGGGGAGTAGCTATAGTCCTCCGCCTCATTGGAGAGAAGCCTTTCTGACTCTTACTAGGGAGAGAGACGAAGCACAGGCAGCTAAGGCTGTGCCAAGTCAAACTCAGAGTGCTGAGGCGTTTGATCTGCTCTCTCAGCAGCATGATCGGGATAGGGAGTATAAGGAAGAGAGTGAGCCAGAGCCAAGTGGGTATGTCGAGCCTGCGCCTGAGACAACTATGACCATTAAAAAGACAGGGGATGATGGCTATGTATCGGATGAAACATTGTCGATTGCTGAGTTGAATCAAAGGCGAGCTGCGGCTGATGCAGAGGAAAGAGAACAGATGAAACAGGCCTTTGAGGCCATTACTAAGAACGCCCCCACTTTGGTTGAAAATTAACCGAAGTGAATAGACAACCACTAGGTTGCAGACAGCCTTGCAGTCAACGATAGGAGGGATAGCAATGGGACTAAGAGCACAAATGACGCCTAAGGCGATAGCAGAGATGGAGGAGCGCTTTGCGTTACAGCAAGAGGCAATTGACCTTCTTGGACTAGTAGCAGCTGAGTGGGATAGTGATCCAATGAGTGTTCAGTGTTTCGATCTACGTATCGTAAACAGAGCGAAGCAGGTAGTGGCACGGCTGAGCCAGTTGAAGATTTTCTAATGAACAGGCAATGGAACATTGCGCTACAAATCAATATGACTTCGATTGAAGCTAAAGAATACTCAGAATTTCGAACAGGCTTAACGTTTTCAGAAGTCTTCTGGTTGCTTAGAAGTGGATCAGATGACCCAAGAGACTGGCCTAAAGGAATTACTCGCCATACTGTATTAGGTAAATGGCACCAAATAAAACTCGAAATGTGGAGCGAATACAAGCATATGTTTCAAATAGAATATGAATAATAAGAAAGGAGACTTAAGATGACTCAGGAGGAGAAGCTAGCGGCGATGCGGAGTATATTTGACGCGTGCTTGGCGATTGCTGAGAAGAAGGGGCACGACTATGCAGGGGACGATAATGCTATGTCTAACTTCGATGACTTCGGCTGGAAGGGGATTATAGTTAGGCTTGGTGATAAGTATCACCGGCTTAAGAACTTTGTCAAGCAAGGGGAGATGAAGGTGAAGGATGAGAGTGTGCTTGATACGCTGATGGATGCGATTAACTATAGTGCGTTAGCTATTATTCAGTATAAGGAGGACGCAGATGCCTAATATTGATGAAGATGGAGGAGGCAACGGAACGTTGCAGACAGCTGTGGCTAGGCCGCGTCCTAGTTGGACAGAGTACTTCTTGAAGTTGACGCTGGAGGTAGCGACGAGGAGCACGTGTCGAAGGGCGCGGCACGGGGCGCTGGTGGTGAGAGATAAGACAATACTGAGCACTGGATATAACGGCGCGCCGAGAAGGATGAAAGATTGCGCTGAGCTGGGAGAGTGCTATAGAGAGACTCATAAGGTGAAGGCCGGCGAACGATACGAAACCTGCCGCTCAGCTCATGCCGAGATGAATGCCATAGCTCAGGCGGCCCGCTCTGGGGCTTGCATAGAAGGAGCGACCATCTACGTGACTGATCTCCCTTGTGCCATTTGCAGTAAGCTCATAATCAACGCAGGGATTGTTGAAGTTGTGTTTAAGAACTCTGGCCGCTACGTCAGCAGGGACAGTCATCTGATTCTCGACGAAGCTGGGATTCACATAGTTGAAGTGGAGGGATAGCGATGCAAGTAATAATTCGAGGAAGGCAGAAAGGGAAAACTCAGGCACTCATTAACCTTGCCCATGAGAACTTCTATTATATAGTCTGTAGAAGTCAAGATGAATGCACTCGTATTTTTCATCTAGCTTTGAAACAAGGAAAGGATATTCCTTTCCCTATTTCTTACTCAGAATTTTTCGGAAAACATTATTGTGGTAGAGGTATTAAAGGTTTCTTACTTGATGACGTAGATTACGCCCTTCAGCAAATAAGCAGTGTGCCTATTATTGCCCTATCTTTAACAAGAGGAGAAGAATGATGAAACCCTGCTTCTTGTGCCTTCTCATTAACGAATTCATCTGTGACGGCAAATGTCCTATGGAGTATCCAGAAGGAGAGCATTGCCAAGATTGCCGGTGTCCCACTTGCGTTAATTTTCAACCTAAGTGAATGGTCGATCAACTGATGAAATAAATTTCAACTGGATGGTTGCAACTCATGGCTTATATGGTATAATGTTATCATGGAAGAAAACATTTTCGAATGGAGGTTGTCATGAACGAACTATGCGAAGTATGCCAAGAGAAAGAGGTAGCAGTTAAGGCCGTACGCACTTGGCACGATGGTGCGGTTGACGTAGTTCTTATCTGTGCCGACTGCTTTAACCAACCATCTGATGGCGCATGGAAGATGGAGAAGCAGCCATGAAGAAGAAACAATGTGACATCTGTGGGCGAGACCATCTTAACCTCTACATAGACGGCCGCACACGCTTCGGAACAGCCTGGGCTAACATGTGCAACATCTGTTTCACACACAACGGTGTTGGCCTAGGTCTTGGGAAAGGGCAGAAGTATCGCTGGGATGAAGGTAACGAAGGCTACCGGAAGGTGGCTGGATAAGGAGAAAAGTTATGAACTTGTATCTTGTATCACAGACTGAGAACTGTAACTACGACACTTACGACAGTATGGTAGTTGCGGCAGAGACGGAGGAGGAGGCTAGGAATACTATGCCTGATAGTTTTACTCGCTGGGGTCAATCTTACTCTGAGTGGGCATCATCTCCTGACAAAGTTACTGTTCTGCTGATCGGAACGGCGGTAGAAGGAACAACCGCAGGAGTGATCTGCTCCTCGTATAACGCAGGATAGGAGAACAACTAATGACACCAACACCTTTTACAGAAACCGGCTACCTTCGCCTCATCTCGTACTGGAGCGAAGGCGACTTGCGCACTGATCGACTCTTCAAGAATCGGCTAGAGCGCTATCATCACTCAACTGGGGAGACAGAAGTCTTTCCGAGGTAAAGGAGACCACTACCATGAGAAAGAACATCACACCTGAGTTTCGTGCACTGGCAAAGGCTGTCGAGAACCTCGGTGGGGCTGAGATGAAGAAGGCGGCGAAGTGGCTGAGAGGGGAAGAGTGTGGGAAGCTTATCTACGAGGGCTTCTGTCTTTGTGAAACAACTCCCGAAGGTAAGACTCTTTGCAGGTCCCTCCACTGGGACGACACGCCTCAGGGCCACGATTACTGGTTCAACATCCAACAGCGCCTCAGCGAAGCGGCCGACCTATGACTCGCCTCCCTCTCCTACCCGAACACGAGGCGCGCCTCAAGGAGATCGACCGCCGTCTAGTCACCCTCTGCCCTGAGCGCATCCACTATCAGGCCCACCTGGATGACGTAGATAGAGTGATCGAAAAACTCTGTCGTGAGAAGAGATCGATCGAAGAACGCTACGTCGTCATAACACGCATTACGCGCAAGAGTGTGCGAGAAAGGAGTGTGGCGGAACAGAAGCCAGTCAGCGTAGACGCTGTGTTGGCTCACCTTGACGAGGCCCAAATCAAGGCGCTCATCAAGCAACTAGAACGTCAGAAGAAGGAGATCGAGGAGGAAGAGGAAGTGCTGGAAGAACTCCTTGATGAGAAGGAAGAAGTGTACGACCCTGAGGACGTAGCCTCAGATGACGAAGTAGAAGAGAAAGAGAAACCACTTTATAGGAGGTGTTGCTGTGAAAGTATATAAGATTGTTTCCGTCGCAGGGGATGGAACACTAAGGAGTGCAATGGCCAATCTTTTGTCCAATCCTGAGTTGATCCTATCTTACTCAACCGAAGAATGGACGCATCCTGAGTGCGGGTATATCTTTGCATGTAAAGATGAATATACGGCTAAACGTGAGGCATACCGCAACCTCAAATACGACGAGGCCTTGGAAGTCTGGGAGGCCGAAGCAAGGGTTTCTACGAAGTATGTAGAGACGATCCCTTTCCCGGCTCGCATACATTCATTAGCCCGCCTTTGCCTGATCTGGAAGAAGGGTGTAGAAAAGTTCTTTGCACCACGCGAAGTCTTCGAATCCACTCGTCCTATGCCTCGAAACACAGTCCTCTGCAAATCCCTCATTCTCATACGGAGGGTAGCGTGACCAAGTTCTTCCACATTCAAACTAACGAGGACAACGAAGGAGAGTGGCGCTGTACTGTGTGCCGCGTCCTCTTCGTTGACGGCGAAACTTGCCAATGCGAGGAGGACGACGATGAGTAAAGCCCTAATGCTCCTCGTCATTTTCGTCAGCGCCGTCTGCTGGGACTGCGCCACTGATCGCGTCAACGTAGTGATCGACCGAACTCTTGATCGCATCCCAGACGAGTACGTCATCGTCTATGGCGCCTACAACGAGCCTTATTTGCAGAAGAGGCCAACCACACTTGAGGAGATCAAGTGGAGAAAGGAGAAGTGAAAATGGAAAGAGTAGAAGTGTCAAGATACTTTATAAGCCTATTCGCCATGCAAGTCTGTGCAGTCGCCGACGCTACAGACGAGGAGATTCTCGCCGTCAGTAATCGGGATAACCTCTGCGGTACGACCAACGGCTGGGTGACTGTTCACAGAGAGGACCATGAAAGAGAAGAAAGCCGTCCTGTTGATTGCGCAGAACATGAGGGCCGCAAGCACTTTATTGTGTCTTGCTGATTCAAAGGAAATAAATGTGTTGACAACTACCACCAACCATGCCATAATGTGTTTCAATCATCAGATGAGGGTTCTCTTCTGAGCCCCGTCACTAGGGTCGCGACCTACCGCCAACATAAGGAGGCATCAAATGTCTGAAGAAAACGCAGTTGCAAGTGAAGTAGTTGAGATCAGCGCCACTTACAAGAAGGGCGAAGAAGGCGATCGCGAGTGCACCATCCTCTTCGACTTCGGCGGGGACATGGACAAGGCCGCTGAGAAGTTCGGCAAGGAAGTGGTCTACTCCAACTTCGTGCGCGCCGCCAAGGTAACCGCCCAGTCAGCCATGCGCCGGCTCATGGAACAGGGCAAGGCGGATGACGAAGTCCAGTCGACGATGGAAGCATGGAAGCCCGGCGTTGCCCTTGAGCGCACTGTCGACCCGACGGCTGCCCTGCTCCGCACCTTCCCCTCCCTCTCTCCCGAGGCGCAGGCGAAGCTCATTGCTGACCTCACCGCGAAGGCGGCAAAGGCGGCCTAGTTCTTTCTGTAATCAGTTGTACGTGCTAAGTGGTAGGGTGGCAACTAACGCTGCCCTACCACTTAGGTTAATTTCCAACCCAAGTGAAAGGAGATTAAGATGAAAAAAGGATATACTCGAGTTATCGCAGATGTACTTCATCCAGAAGATAATGGCAAGATCAGAAAGGTACGATGTGGGTGTACTGAGAACGGCCTTACCCGAGTCGACCAAGAAATCAAAGGGATAAACGTAGCCTACTTCAACAAAGGAGAACTTGACCAAGAATGCCCTGTTTGTAATGCCTACTACTACTATTTCATCTAAACCAAAACATCATCACCCAAGGAGACAGCCATGGCGCTGTGGACACGAAGAAGCGGCATTCAGCTCGCTTACCCATTCGAGGCTAAACGCCTTACGAAGTATTCCCAACCATATCTCGTTCAGCCCAAGCTCAACGGGGAGCGCTGCCGAGCCCTCATCACCAACAGGGGCGTCACCCTTCTATCCAGCGAAGAGAACGAGATCGTCACCCTTCCGCATATCAACAAGGCGCTAGCCATCAGCACAAAGATCGAGCTAGATGGTGAGGTCTACCTTCACGGCATGTCCAAGCAGGCTATCTCCAGCTTCATGCGGCGCAAGACCCCGCATCCTGATCATGAGAAGATGCAATACCACGTCTTCGATATCATCCACGAAGAGCTTTCCCAGATGGAACGCCTCCGATATCTCTACGCTGACTTCCGTTCGTTGCTCGAAGCAACAGGTTGCGTCAAAGTAGTCGACACACACCGAGTCTGGGACATGGAAGGGATTGAGAAACTCCTCCACTTCTACTGCGGAGAGGGCTACGAGGGCATTATCATTAGAGAGGCCAACGCCCTATACGAACGAAAGCGCACTACCAACATGCTAAAGTGGAAACCTCGCCATAAGGACTCATATCTTATAGTTGGCTATCAAGAGGAGGTGGATAAGTATGGAACGCCAAAAGGACGCCTCGGCTCCCTTGAGTGTGAGAAGGATGGCCAAAGATTTTCTGTTGGAACTGGTAGTCTTCTTACTCACGATGCCCGCAGTGCTTTGTGGGTTATACGTAATAGTCTACCTGGTCAATACGCTCTTATTAAGTATCCTGAGCTGACTGACCGCGGAGTGCCGAATCATCCAGTCATCGTAGGAATAACGGAAAGGGAGGAAGAAGATGAATAGTATAACTGGAGAGTTCAAGAGTTGGACGGTCGCTTGTCCAAAGTGCAAGAAGGAGTTCGTCATCTTGGACATAATCGAAGGAAACCACAACGAAGGCGAGATTTGCTACTGCGTCTTCTGCGGATCGGAACTATAATGTCCCCCAAAGTCTACATAATCAACAAAGCAGCGCACGACTTCTCCCCAGCCTCGCGCTATGGAGAAATCATCTACCTCTCAAAAGGAGGCGTGAACAAGTATGCTGTCAACAATATCTTTCGCATGTTTCGAGAAACACTCGAGAAGTCCTCCGCGGACGACTACATTCTGATCACCAGCTTGACCGTAATGAGTTGCATCGCCTGCTGCATTATGGTCATGCTTCACTCTCGACTTAACCTTCTCCTGTTCATGGATGGAGATTATGTCGAACGGAAGATGGACTTTACTGACCTTAGAAAGGAGAAAGAGAAATGAAGAGAGAAGATATCATATTGGGCAAGACGTATCGCATCCGGGCTTGGGAGGATATGGAGAAGGAGTTCGGGCTGTTCAAAGAAAACATAGATGTTTCGGGAAACAGCTTATTCACCGAAGAAATGAAACAGTTCTGTGGAAAGGAGTTTACTCCAGAGGCGTGGGATTTTGTAGGGGATTTTGAGCCTCTCATCGACGGCTTCGCTTTCAACCACCATATGTTGGAGGAACTATGACCAAACTCCAACTCCACCGAGAAATGTCTCCGTCCATGGAAACGTGCCTCTCCGAAGTCATCGTCTCCCTGCACCCACACAAGAAGTACGTCGCCTCTTGCAAGGGCACCAAGTACATCCGCCGTCCTTGCTGGGGCCTCTTCGTAAGGAGGGCGAGAGATGTCGAAAATGCTTAGTAGCAGCTGGCTACGAATCTGGCAGGAGAAGTTGGAGAAGGATCTGCCGATTGACATTACTACGACTGAGAAGAATAAGGTGCAGTATCTTCTTCTCCAGCTCCTAAACAGGAACAGACCATACATCATCTACAACATGGGCTCAGGTGTGACGAGGCTGACTACGGACACCCAGTTCTGTCCCTGTTGTAAGAAGAAACTCTAAGGAGGCTCAACATGAGCAAGAGAATGACGGAAGCGGAGAAGCAACGGAAGGAGTTTGAGAAAGAAATACTACGTCTGTGGGATAAGACTGACCTTCTCTACTCTCTCGTCCTCGGCGCGTATGACCTCGCAGTTCAGCGTCGCGCAGTAGCCAACCTCGAAGAGTTCCTACGGAGGCCCTCTCATGGCTAGAATAACAATAGCTGCCTTACAGCAGCAGGTCAAGGAGTTACAGGAGACTAATCGTCTTCTTGTTAAAGATGTTACTATCTTAACGGAACAGAACTCTTTCTTTCGTACGCAGTCAACTTCTGGACAGTTATCTTCCCTAAACTGCACCTTACAACGAATAGCTGAGACTTGTACCACTATGCTCCAGTCTATTCCAGCGTATACAGCTGCAAGGAGGGATAGATGAACGGAAATCTCATAACGCGCCAAAGTTGCGACGACTCAACCAAGACCAACTCCTACCTCGACTGCCCGCGCAAGTACTTCTACGAGTTCGTGCTCAACTGGATTCCCGACTTCCCTCGACACGACCTCGAGTTCGGCGAAGCCTGGCATCGCGGCATGGAGCACTTGACAAAGAACGGCAACCATCGAGACGAAGTCCTCGCTGCTCACGGCCTCTTCCTCGATCACTATCGCAAGCACTTCGGCGAACATACTGACGCCGACTATGCTCCGAAGAATCCTCAGTACGCTCAGATCGGCTACCTCAGCTATGCAATCCAAAACGCTGACGACCGGCACAAGTACGAAGTGCTCTATACAGAGGTCGCAGGTAGTGTTATGATGAGCCAAGGCCTCTCCATAGCGTTCCGCATTGACGCTATTCTCCGCGAGCTGGAGACAGGCAAAGTCATCGTCCTCGAACACAAAACAACAAAGTCGGACCGCTCCAGCTGGTACCAACAATGGCCTCTAGCCATACAGCTGGGCACATACATCTACGCCCTCTACTGTATGTTCCCTCCTGAAGAGGTCGGCGGAGCTCTCGTCAACGGGTCTATCTTCACGAAGAAAGAAATCAAGCATGTCCGGGTCCCAGTTCGAAAGACGCCCAGGGCGATGGACGCCTGGCACGCTGACGTTCTTTACTGGCTCACCTTGATCGAAGAGCAGTATGACCGCATCCAACGATGCACCGAGAGTGATGGCGTCATGGAAGCTTTCCCACGCAACCCTGGCAACTGTACCAAGTACTTCGGCTGCCCCTTCCATGACTTCTGCATCAACTGGCCTAACCCGCTCCAACACTGTGATCAGGTTCCAAGTGGGTTCATCGAATACAGGTGGGACCCGAGAGATAGGGAGAAGGAAGCGAATAAGGTTGTTAACTTCTAAAGGAGGGCGCTCACAGCAAGCCCTTAAATCAAACGAAAGGAGAGTAAGAAAATGGCTACCACAGACCGAGACGCAATCATTGAAAAGATCGAGGCCGCAATCTCAGAAGAACTGGCCTCCCAGAAGTACTTCTTCGTCTTCGCAGTTACTGAGGTTGGGGAAGATGCTGGGGGCGGAAGCAGCTACATCCGCGGCTTCGGCTCCGAACAAGACGCTCACGACACAGCTCTTCTCATACTTGGTCATATCGAAGAGTGTCTTAGCGGTAAAATCCCTATCAACGACGAAGAAGGGGCCGACCCATGCTAGAACTCAGCAGCGAAATAGAAAAACTCCGAACGCTCTACACAGCCGAGAAAACGGAGAAGTTCAACGGCCTCATCTATGGCGACATGGGCAGCGGGAAGACCCGTCTCATTCAGACCGCCCGCTTGCCTATCCTCATAGACAGCTTCGACCCTGGCGGGACAAAGACTCTGCGCGACGAGATCAACGGAATCACCCATGGCTGGGTCATAGGCGCGATCAACGCTGACACTCGCTGGGAACTGGAGAATCCCAAGAAGCCGTCTGTCGCTAAGGATTGGGAGAAGGAGTACGAGCGAAGGAAGCGTGACGGCATCTTCGGACAGCTCGGCACTTACGTCATCGACTCGGTCACCACGTTCAGCGACTGCTTTGCTAACCAGTACCTGGCCTCCAAAAATAGGGCCGGCGACTACCTTTATCAGCAGGACTACAACCCCATCATGGCTGCGATCAGTGCCGCAATGAAAGACATTCTCGCTCTGCCTTGCGACGTCATCTTCATAGCCCACACAGACGTTGACAAAGACGAGGTGAGTGGCCGAATGTTTGCCGGCCCCAACTTCATTGGCAAATCCAGCAGGGGAAAATATCCAGTATGGTTCGACGAAATCTATGCCGCGGTCACTAAGGAGACGAAGGAAGGGATCGAATACTCTCTTCTCACCCAACCCAGTGGCATGTACAAAGCGCGGACCCGTCTGGGGAAGGGAGGAATCTTTGACACGTACGAGAAGCCCGACATAAAAGCGCTTCTACGGAAAGCTGGAATCAGCGACGCGGATAACCCCGCTTGGGTTAAAAAATAACCGAAGTGGGAAGGAGTAACTTATGGCTTTTGACGAATGGTTGTATAAGCAAAGACAGGAGAATAAAAAGAATAACTTTGCTGCTCAGTATGGAAGAGGAGTTGCCTCTTTCAGAAACTCAGTAAGAGGGGCGAGGGCGGACTTCTTCGTCATAGACGACCCTTGGATAACGAAAACTCTAATAGAAAAGGAGGAACAAGCAATGAAACAAATCTTCGACGTAATCGCAGTTCGTGTAGATGACAAGGGCCAGCCGACTGAAATCCTCGCTGGTCCGACAACCATCCTGGCTCGTAACGAGGAGTCGGCGAAGCAGACGCTGGCGGCAACACCTGCTGTCAACGCAGCCATACTTGCCGGCGACGAGGTGGTCCTGCTGGCCCGCCCTTTCAAGTAGGCTACACCCTATGGGGAATGGATGTAGCTGCGGCCAAGCAAGTACAGCAAACCCTGATACAAGAAATTGCTTCTTATCCGTTTTACTTAAGTGGTAAGAGGCCTTCCTACTAACGCAGCTAACCAACGAAAGGAGTAACACCATGTCTTTCCTCGACTTCAACTTGAACGACGTACCGGCCCTTGACGTAGTACCCGCAGGCGAAGAATACGAACTGCGCATCACCAGCTGTGAGATGAAGATCAGCTCGAAGGGCAACCCTGGTATTCAGGTCCGCTTCGATATCCCATCCGCTCCGGCCTCCAAGGATATCTCCCACTGGATCAATCTTCCCGACGCTTCCACTGACGAGAAGAAGAAAATCCGCCAGCTCAATCAGGTCAAGGAGTTCTGCCTCTGCTTCGGCCTCGACCTCTCGCGCCCCGAGTTCGGAGACAACCTCGTCGGCTCCACTGGCTGGGCTCTCCTGGATGTGGAAGAAGACGCCACCTACGGCGAGCAGAACCGCGTCAAGCGCTTCATCACAGCAAAGTAAACACGAAAACTAAAATCTGAGAACTGGGCAGCCCTCAACAAGCTGCCCTTTCTTTCATCTTCAGGAGGTTAAGTATGCAAAGACCAACTCATATTATTGGTGGAGTTGAGGTGCTCGTTGACGAACAAGACTGTATGATAATCACTAAAGAAGAATATGAGCAGCTTCAACACTCTGCACGGAAGCTTACTGCACTTGAAAATGCAGGAGTTGACAACTGGGAATGGTATGGCGATGCCATGGAAGCTTTAGAGGAGGACTAGCATGACCAATCAACCTGCCTGGGTACCTCGCCTGAGCATAGCTATTCCCGAGGAAGAGTACCTCGCCCTCCAACGAGACATACCTTGGGGCATGAAGACTCATCTCTTCCTCATCTTTATTCGCGAACTACTTGCCATTGTCAAGGAGCATGGGCCAATCTCTTTAGCCCTCCTCACTCGACATGGCTTCACTATTCACCTAAAGGAGCCTCAACATGAAGATAATTCGAACAGACAACTTTGACAGGTCAGGAGAGACTCCTGGCTACGATGAGAAATGTATCGCAGATAACGTAGAGCCTTCTTACGCAGTAGCGATAGCAGCCTTTCTCAACTCTAAGTGTTCTGAATACGGCCCATACTTCTACCAAGTAAGAAAAGACGACTACGAACTTGCAGTATTCATACCATAAGGAGCCCTCTCATGAGGCTAGCATCCCTAAGACAAAGCCTCAAGGATATGAGCGAGGATGAGCTCCGCCGCCACATTCTTGAGATCAGAAGTAACCGACGCAAAGTGAAACAACAAACTATTGAGCGCGCACAGAAGGCTGAGAAATCTGGGGTGGTGTCGAAAGCGACGGCGAAACGAACTCTCGCCGGCATATCTCCGCAGCAAGCCTTAGCGATGCTCGAACAACTGGCAAGAGGGGGAAAGTGATGAGAGGCACAAGATCAAAGTGGTTAAGAAAGCTTTCCTATGCTTATGGTAACTCAGACAAGACAAGGCATCAGTCATATAGGAGCCTGAAAAAACTCTGGCCTCATATGAAGAATGTCTTCAAACTACGTTTCGAAGAAGCCAAGCGTCTTGGCTATCTAAAGGAGAACTAACCGTGGACATAGGAATTATCAACAGAAACGAGATCGACTTTGGCGCTCGCCGAAGAGAGGACTACGGCAACTTGGAGCAACTCGCTGCCTCGATTCGCGAGAAGGGGCTTATCCAACCTATCGCAATCTGGCAACGGCCAACGCCGCTGAAAGAAGGAGAGCTGCCATACCTGCTCCTGGCCGGCGGCCGAAGGTTCCAAGCCACTGCTATCAACCAGATGACTGAGCTGCCCTGCCGTATCTTCAACGACCCAGACCTGGACGACCTCCTCTATCGAGAGATCGAGCTGATCGAAAACCTCGAGCGGAAGGACCTCTCCTGGTCCGAAGAAGTTAAGATGAAGAAGGAGCTGAATGATCTGATGACTGCCAAGTATGGCCGTGTCATAGACAAGGGCAACGCTAACAAGGAGGCCGAAGATGGGTGGACGCATAAGAAGACCGCGGACATCCTTGGCTCCTCCCGGCCGAGCGTCAGCCAGGATATTCGCCTAGCTGAGATGATGAAAGTCATACCGCAGCTAGCTGACGCGCCCACCAAGAGTGATGCCAACAAACTTCTAAAGAAGCTGCAGAACATCGCAGTTAACAACGAGCTCCTGGCCCAAATCGACAGGAAGCAGGCCTCTGGCGGAATGGACGCTCTCAAGAGCCAGCTCATCTCCAACTACATCCTCCGCGACTGTATGGAAGGCATCAGAGAACTCCCCGACAAATCTTGCGACATTGTCGAGATCGACCCACCTTACGCTATCGACCTGAACAACGTGAAAAAGGGAATGGAAAACTTCTCTGCGCAGTACGACGAGTGTGACTACAACGAGATCGACCCGCAGATCTACATCCCCTTCATCAATAACCTCCTCAAGGAAGTCTATCGAGTTATGTCCGAGCATAGCTGGCTCATCTTCTGGTATGCCCGCGAACCTTGGCAGGAAGTCATCTTCCGCATGATCGCAGATAACGGCTTCAACGTCAAGCGCATAGGTGGGCTGTGGGCCAAGCCGAATGGTCAAACTCGCTGTCCTGAGCGCTACCTGGCCAACGCGAAGGAGGACTTCTACTACGCCTCGAAGGGTACTCCGCAAATCTCTCGCCCTGGCCGCTCCAACGTGTTCACTTACAACACTGTGCCGCCGACGAAGAAGATTCACCCGACTGAGCGTCCAGTGGAACTGATCCAAGATATCCTCTCCACCTTTGGCTGGCCCGGAGCCCGGCTTATGATACCTTTCCTCGGCTCTGGCAACACGCTCCTAGCCGGGGCGAACCTCAAGATGAGTGCCTTCGGCTACGACCTCTCCAAACCTTACAAAGACGGCTATACCATCAGGGTGAGCGAAGGAACTCCAGGGATGTATGCTTCGCTTCCCAGCAGTCAGGCTCTAACCTTTGGTCCAGTATAGGAGGAATAAATGGAACTGTTTTTCGACACCGAGACAACTGGCCTTCCCCTTTTCAAGGAAGAACCTACTCACCCTAACCAGCCCGACGTCATTCAGCTGGGCGCCATCCTCTCCGACGCAGAGCATATTTACACCCAGCTCTCCTGCGTTATAGACCCGAGCGACCTGAACCCGGAATGGAAGATGCATCCGAAAGCTGCCGAGGCCCACGGTATATCCGACGAGATTATTCGCACCACTGGTCTCCGCTCTGAAGAAACTCTCAACGTCTTCATCAACATGGTAGAACGCGCCGACCTAATCGTCTGCCACAACGTATCCTTCGACAAGAAGCTCATCATGATAGCTCTCCACCGCCTCGACCGCGTCGACCACTACAACTTCTTCCGCAACGGCGCCTTCTACTGTACCATGAACAACAGCACGAACCTCTGCAAACTACCAGGCAAGTTCGGCTACAAGTGGCCCAAGCTCATGGAACTCTACCAGTTCCTCTTCAACGAAACCTTTGAAGGGGCTCATGATGCTCTCGAGGACGTTCGGGCTACCAGACGATGCTTCTATGAGATGCAACGTAGAGGATTAGTCTAACCCACTTCGGTTAAATTTCACCCTAAGGAGGTTTCGTATGATAGCTATAACCTGTCCTGTCTGTGGTCGGCTCCACTACAACAAGAAGCACACCGATTGTGCTCCGTGTCGTATCTGGTATACGAACATAGAAATAGAGGACCTCATCTCAGACTTCATCCACAGGAGACTCATATGAGCTTCTTCGACTCTCCAACTGTGCGGGTCCGTGGAGTTGGCCCACGCACTGACTGCACCATAGCCTTCGTCGGCGAAGCTCCTGGCGCGCAAGAGGAGAAGATGGGCGAACCTTTCGTCGGCGTGTCTGGTTCGCTCCTAACTCAGCTCATGCACAACGCTGGCATTGGCCGTCACGAGGTCTATCTAACTAACGTCGTCAAGGAGCGCCCACCCCGCAACGACATAACCCCATTCTTCGAGGTCAAAAGAAATGGAGTCATCAAGTCAGCTGCCTTCGACTCATATGTGGCAGAACTTAAAGAAGAGCTTTCAGACTGTTCAGCGAATGTTATCGTCGCTGTTGGAGGTACAGCCCTGTTCGCACTATGTAACTTGCTGGCCTCCTCAAAACGACGTGGGTCTATTTTGGAATCAACTCTCCTCCCTGGAAGAAAGGTCATCCCTATCATCCACCCAGCAGCTGCCCTCCGAATGTACGTCTACCGACACTTCATCACCTTCGACCTTAAGCGAGTCAAAGAAGAATCCCTCTATCCTGAAATCCGACGAGTCATCAGGGACATAAAGATATCTCCGTCCTTCCTCGACTCCATGAACTTCCTCGAACACGTCAAGCAGTGCCCTGAAGTAGCGATCGACATTGAGGTGACAAATGAAGAGATATCTTGTATCAGTTTCGCACCGACGCCTTTTCTGGGTATCAGCATACCGTTTTATGGCGACGGACAGGATTACTTTGCTGTTGATCAGGAGACTGCTATATGGAGTTCGATTGAGGCTATCCTTGGCAACAGCTCGATCAAGAAGTACTTCCAAAATGGCATCTTCGACATGACCTTTATCCATCGCAAGTATGGGATCAAAACCTATAACTACGATGATACTATGATTGCCGAAGCTGTCATGTACCCCGACTTTCCCAAGGGCCTAGACTTCATAACTTCCATCTTCACCAAAGAGCCTTACTATAAGGACGAAGGGAAGAAGCATATGAAGTATGGCGGCAACATGAGGGACTTCTGGCTCTATAACGCGAAGGATAGTTTGGTTTGCATCGAAGCATTTGGCCGCCTCAAGACAGACCTCGAACGCCTGGGGAATTACGAGACTTATGAAACCCAGACGAAAATGATCGAGCCGCTTATCTATATGAGTGAGCGCGGTATGCGAGTCAATGTCAAGGCGAGAGATAAGGAGGCAAGAGAGAGTGAAGAACGAATCAGAGAACTTGAGCAAAAGCTCTGGAGTATTACCGGAAGTCAAATCAACCACGCCAGCCCAAAACAGTTGTGCGACTACTTCTACGGTACCAAAGGAGTTAAGCCGTACATTAATCGAAAGACGGGTGGAGCAACTGTTGATGGAGACGCTCTCAAAAGACTTAGTCGCAAAGGTTTTGAGGAGGCTCGAGTCATCAGCGAGATACGAGGTCTGGCTAAACGCCAATCCACCTACCTCGAAATGCAGCTTGATACTGACGATCGAATTAGATCAAGTTTTAATCCAGTTGGAACTGACTCCCTTCGGCTTAGTAGCTCCAAAACTATCTTTGATACCGGAGGAAACACTCAGAATCTACCTTATGATGTAAGAAAGTTCATCGAAGCAGACGAGTCCTACGTCTGTTACCAGATGGACCTTTCGCAAGCCGAGAACAGGGTCGTCGCTTACATCAGCCCCGACTCTCTCATGATCGAAGCTTTCGAATCTGGCCGAGACATTCACAGACAGACGGCTGCGCTAATTTTCGGCAAGCCTATGGAGGAAATAAGTGATGAAGATGGATCTTGCCCAATCGGAGGTGGTCAGCATTCTGAGAGGTTCTGGGGTAAAAAAGCAAATCACGGACTTAACTATGATCTCGGATATAAAACGTTCGCCTTCTATTATGAAATACCTGAGGCTGATGCCAAGTTCATCTGCGAACGATATCATTCTGCTTATCCCGGTGTTCGTCGTTATCACGCTTGGGTTAGAGAAAAGCTTTCTAAGGATAGAATCCTTACTAACCTCTTCGGATGGAACCGCCTTTTTCTCGATCAGTGGGGAGACGAACTCTTTAAGGTGGCCTACTCCTTTATCCCCCAGTCTTCCGTCGCCGCGATCCTTAACCGCTACGGCATCATTGAACCTTACTACCATGGAGTTGACATTGAGTATCTAAACAACGTCCACGACTCGATCTGGTTTCAGAAGAAGGTCAGCGACGGATGGAAGGCTCATGCTCGTGTCCTGCTCCAACTCAAGAAGAGTCTGGAGCGCCAGCTAACTTGGGGCCCCTACTCTTTCTCAATCCCAGTCGATACCGAGATAGGCCTGAACTTCGGCAAGCATGGCAAGGACAACCCTAACGGCCTCATCAAAGTTAAGTTCTCCACTGGGACGAGCGTGGAAGAGTTGGCCAAAAAACTTGAAGACATTTACAGGAGGAACTATGAGGTCCCAAATAGGCTGCTTGCGTCAGCGAGACAAGTATGGTAGAGAGCTTATGCTTGAGAAGGATTGGACGTATAAGCGCTTCAATCCAAACTATCGCCCAGAGGTTGAACCTGGCTCTATCTGGTTTTATCACTGGGGACACGAGCCCTCTTTTCTCTCTGCTCCCTGGATTACCTTCAACCGCATCGACGAATACATGCTATCCTGCACGGAGGTTTCCCGTTGAGAAAGCTAGATAACTGGCTCGAAGCATACCTCGAGTATAACGACAACACAGAGCCGCCGAAGATCTATCACAAGTGGATAGCTGTTTCCTGCGTTGCGGCAGTCCTCCGCAGGAAGTGCTTCCTCAGCTGGGGCTCGCTCCTGTTCTACCCAAACTTCTACATCGTCCTAGTCGGGCCTCCTGGCAGGTGTCGCAAAGGAACTGCCATGGGTCCCGGCTTCCGACTCCTCTCTGATCTCAACATAAAGATGGCAGCTGAATCTATAACACGGGAGGCGCTAATTCGTGAACTCAAAGATTCCAGTGACTCACAGGTTGACCTTACAACAGGAAAGATGTGTCTTCACGCAAGTCTTACGATATATAGCCCTGAACTCACTGTTTTCCTTGGCTATAACAATCACCAGCTTATGTCTGACCTCACTGATTGGTTCGACTGTCGGGAGCGGTGGACTTATCGGACCAAGAACATGGGTACTGACGATATCGTTGGCGTGTGGGTCAATCTTATCGGTGCTACAACTCCTGATCTTATCCAGACTGCGCTCCCTCTTGACGCGATCGGATCGGGATTAACAAGTCGAATCATCTTCGTCTATGCGGATAAGAAGGACAAGGTATGCCCTGCACCGTTCCTGACCCAAGAGCAGATGCGCCTCTGGACTTATCTAGTCCAAGACCTAGAGCAAATGAGTATGGTCTCTGGCGCCTTCCGCGTGACCAGTGCCTTCATGGAGCGCTGGACCGACTGGTACATTCGGGCAGATTCGAAGCCACCCTTCACCGACCCACGCCTAGCCCCCTACGTTGAGCGCCGCCCAACTCACCTCTTCAAGCTCAGCATGATCATGGCTATGTTCCGCGACAAGACCATGAGTCGAGTGATCGAAGAAGTGGACCTGCTCAGCGCTATCAACCTCCTCGAGGAGACCGAAGGCCCGATGTTAAGCACCTTCGGTGGGGTAGGCAAGAACGCTCAAGCCCCACTTCTCAATCGCATCATGCTTATGATTTCCGAAAGGAAGAGCATCACCAGGCAGGACCTACTCCAGATGTATCTCCATGATACTTCGTCCGAAGAACTAGACGGCGTTCTCAAAACACTCGAAGACGCAGGCTTCGTCAAGATAAGGTTTGACGGAGGTACTTGCCCAACAATAGAACACGTCCCAGGCTCGAATGAAAAATCACTTGGGGTGAAATATGACCAAAGCGCATTAAGGGGGAACTAATGTGGAAGCCAGTTGAAACTATTTACTGCCTCAGATGTGGTACTGTTCTAACTTATCTTAGTAGAACAGTAGACCAAAAAAACCTTAAGTGTATAGACTGTAATACTATTTACACCCTCTCCATATTAAAGGAGTCTTAACGTGGAACGAACTGAATCATCACGCATGCTACTTCAACTAATCCACGGGATTTTCTGTAAGAAGGATCACCCCACTACTTGTGACTTCTATACAGAGATCGAACTGGCTGACTGCTGGAGTCTTCCCGACATTGTCTGTTGGTCAACCGTAACTGCCATCATGATGCAGAAGATGGACACAGACGAGAAAGGCCTTCTTGACTCCCTCACTCGCGTGTATAGGTGTCTCGAAGGCCTTAATATTCTTGGTAAGATGGAGAAGGAACTCTTCAAATCAATAGTTATGGGAGCCGACCTGACAGTCTTAATACTTGCAGAACCTGCTTCCGCTGCAACCCAGATTCCGACAGACTCCTCTTCAGACCCTCCCTCGATATTGGAGGTATGTCTAAAGCCCGCTTGCCTCGACGATCCCTTTCATATTGAATAGCATCCTCTAAGGCGCTTTGGATATAGGCTTTGTCCTCTAACCTAGCGCCTTTTGCAAACTTCACATAGATGGAGCTGCGGCGATCAGCCCAGTAGGAGTCCTCACGCTGGGCAGCGTCTTTCATTCGGTAAGAGTTTAGCTCTCTCTGGACGTTGAAGCCAGTTACCTTCAACAAAGAGTCATAGCCTGAGTACTTGATCTGCGCCCCTATCGTGTCCTCCCTCAGTGGCGTTCCCTTCCCACTCATGACCCCAGTAGTCGCCCCTTGATGGGCCTTATAAAGGTTGGAAAAGACCGAAGGCATGATCGTCTTGACAAACCCATCCCAGTCGCCTGACTTAGCTGAGGTTCCAATCTTGCCCACATCCCTTATCGTTGATCCAGCCACCCCAAAAGCCATATCCATCCAGTCCGAGTAAGCTCCAACCTGCAACGAACCCCTGATCGAAGTGTGCGCTACAGCTGGAAGCCCGTCACTGAAAAGCGCCGAAGTCCACGTATTTCCTGTCATGCTGTTGAAAGTCCGCCGGAACCACTGCTCAGGGTCATCCCCAGTTAGCACGCCCCATAGCTTGAAGAGCATAGTGAAGAAGGGCAGAGCTGGAACGCCGGCCAGAGCGGCCAGAGTTGCCAGCGAACGAAGCGCCATCATCTTTCCTCGAGTGCCCTCAACTGTACTCATATTGAATAGGAGTTGGAGATAGTTGTGCTCGAAAGCGCGGAAGATGTAAGCCATACGAGAGTACTTCCATATCCCTTTCCTGAGGAAAGGCAGGGGAATATTACTCCTTCCATACACCACATGAGCATCGTTAACTATATCTTGTGCCACATCTACTGAGCGGTCAAACGAGTATTCTTTCTCCTTTCTCATCACCCTGTAAGCGCTCAAGAAAGTACTCATCTTATTCAGTTCTTCCATCTTACTGACCATCCATGCAGATGCATCGAACACTTTGCGCATCCCGAAGCCGGCTACATAAAGACCTCGACCAACCGCGCTCTCCCCGCCACGCTCAGCTTCCCACGTCATAGTCTCGTTGTTCATCACTTCGGGCATGAACTTGGCGAGCGTCGCACCAGAGTCCATCGACCAGAGAAGGGCGTTCGTAGTCTCTTCATCAAAGCCTTCAGCCAGCCCCAGCTGCTTCACTGCAACGTCACGGGAAACTCCAGTGCTGTTCATCACCTTTTCAACCTTATGCAGCCAGGACATGAACCTCATTGTGTCCCCCAGGCCGGCGATGATCTTCTTGTCTGCCTGTGTAGTGTATTTCCCAAGCACGCTAGGGGCATTAGTCAGCTTATCCATAAAGACGACGAAGGCTGTCTTAATGTTAAAGCCCAGATGCTTGAGGAATATAGCAGCTCTTATCTTACTCATCATGGCGTCAGAGCTGTCGGCCCCTTCCAGCATAGCCCCGAACCACTCGGAGGAGTAGTTATACAACCTGGGATTATGGCGTAGCGTTGCCAGTTCCTTCGCCCCCTTCTGAGCGAACTCAATCTTTGCTATGGCCGAGGCGAAGTCCTGAACCCTGTTGAACATAACTCTCGTAATACGCTCATCATACCCAGGAACATCCTGCCTCTCTTTGAACATGGAGAATATCCCATGCGCCTTAACCATTTCCGTAGTCGTCTCAATTAGCGCCTTCTGCACAGCCTCCAGCGTGGCTGGATCCTCTATGGTCTGATTCAACTGCGTCTTCATAATAACGTCTTGAATCGCAGTCATCATGTCCTCGCCTCCGCCCAACTTCAGATCAAGGCGATTCGTAGTATCGACAACCGCCACTCGATCGTTCGGATACTTTGCCTTCAACTCAGCTAGGGCATTCTTCTGGCTGACCCAATCTTCGAAGGCTGTAAAGTACTTCGTCTTATTCTCGGCGTCCTTAACTACAACGCCGTACTTCCCAAAGCGCATGTGGGGGAAGTAGCCGGGGATATACCCTTGGGGATAAATATGGCTCATCACCTTCTCCCCTGCTTGCTTCCCAAGAATATTCTCCATCACCTGGCGAGTCTTAAAGTAGGAGTACTGCAAAGTATCCTGTATCTCAAAGTAAGCCTTAGCCGCCAGCTTTCTATCCTCTATACTCTTCCGACTAAGTATCTGATTAAGCGCTTCGTATGCCGTCGCCTCTTGGACCAACATAGCCTGTTCGGCTGGATCAGTTGCCTCATTCGCTCCCTTAACGAGCGCCTCAACTCTGGCGTCCATCCCAGATATGATCTCTTCCACTTTGAACTGCGAACGAAGTTTGTCACCTACAACTATAAGCGAACGAAGAGCGTCATACGCTGGGCTGTTGGTCCCCAAGCTGCGGAGAGTTCTAAGCCCAGGTGCCTTCAACTTCAGCTCAACAACTCCTCCATCCTTCTCTATCTGGATGGTTTCAATCTCACTCTTCCCAAGCATGAGATCATGCTGGACCTTGGAAGAGTTATTCCTCATCCCTACAGCCAACTTAAAGAGAGGCTTCGCAACTGGGTATCGGTTGGAAAGGCCTTGCATGGTGAAGAAGGCCCTATTCCAAGCCCAGGTCACAGAGCTTTCGACGGTGGGCTCCTTGTGTAGGATATTCCGCTGGAGCCAATGGTTAGCGTTCCTTGTCCAGCTAATAGTCGGGTGCTCGTCAAGCAGCCTAGACTGCCCTATGTTCTCAATCGTATCAGTAAACTTCTTCAACCCTTCATATATTGTTCCGCTTCGGTCAAAAATTAACCCAACTGTTCCTGCATCCAGCTCATTGGAGCGATCACGAAGGGCAGCTTTGTATTCGTCAAGCTCTTTGTAGAGATCAGCTAAGTACTCTTCAGCGGGACGCTCCCCTACTGCCCCTTGGATACGTGCCAGTCGTTGCAGCTCCGTCTTAGAAATCATATCAAGGAGACGTGGCCCCTCTTCATGGTCTGTCACGTTACTGAGGCGAGAGAGTTCCTTATACGAAGCCTGCACAATAACTGCGATCTTATCTAAGTGGCTTTGGTCAACTCGACGAGTCGGGCCAGCAACGACTTTCTCATCATCATTGGGAAGGTTAGAAGGATCTTGCGCCTCTTGGAAGAGCTGAATAATAGCATCCGACTGAGCGCTCGTTCCATCCTGATTATCTTCAAAAGCACTAGCGCTGTCAAAGTTATCTTGCAACGTAGGGTCCTTTGTGAGATGCGGCTCGATAGCGAATGAAGGTACAACCTCTCCTCGATCAACAGCATCACGTACCTCCTTGTAATGGCGCTCCAGCATCCACTCGTCCTTGGTTAGGGTGGCGCCGGAGTCGGGAGAGATGATCTCAGGCCAGATGAACTTGGCGTAGAGATCAGATATGGGAACACGTCTTACTGTGCCTCTGTCTACGTCCACCAACGAAGCATGATACACACTCTTCTGTTCGACCGCATAGATGTTGCCCGTCGTCCTGTCCATGACCACATCTTGCTGCCCCTTGAAGAGATCGTTCTTAACTTTGAGGAGTTGCTCTCTTGCCGGAGTCGCCCAGCTTTCCTTCACCTTCTGGATGTTGTCCAGCTTCGTGATGAACTTGATTGTCTCATCGAACTCGGTGCGCCTAGTTACGATCATCCCACCTGTTTCATCCATATAAGCATGACCCAGATCGTTGTCGAAGAGGCTCTTCTTTTCTGCATTGTCTCGTTGAATCTGAAGGTCCTCAAGGATAGGGGCGATGGAGGAGTTCTCATGAAACGCAGCGTTGGCCCGTACAGCGAAGAGGTTCAGCACTCTAATGATATAGCTGTCGAGGTCCTGAGCAGCGAGAGGCTGCTGGAGGTACTCCGGAGCTGTGACTATAGCAAGTTGTGCCTCAGTCTCAGCCTTGGTTAGATACCTCCCGAGGACTATACCACGGGCAGCTTTGTTGTTAACGTCGTTGACCAGCGTTGAGAAGCGAGAAGGCTCTCTAACAGCCACACTCTTATCCGTCAGCCCGTACATGGCCGCTTCGTCTTCACCATAAACCTTCTGCCACGCAGCGAAAGGCATTTCGAAAGCTTTCTTCTGGCTCGGCAGCTCTGCCGGCGTCAAGATCTTGTCGAATAGCGCCACGACCTTAGGATCAAGCGGGTAGTCGATGGGGCTACCTTTGAGGGTCTTATAGATGCGCCTCAACCAAGTCCGCATCTTCTCGAAGACTTCCTTGAGGTAGGCGTTGGGAGCTTTGCCGCGACGCAGATAACGTTCGAATGAGCGGGCCCACAACTCCTCCTGTTCAGTTGTCCATTCGTTGGAGCCAGCGCCGACCCACTCGTTGGCGGCTGCTGCCTCTTCGTCGAGAAGGGACCGTCTGAAGATATGACTCATCTCATGAAGAATGGTAGATGCGTCGGCCTTCTGCATGATGCTGATGACGGCGCGTCCGTCTTCGAGGAATGAGACAGCTCCCTTGACGTTCTGAAAAAGCTTGGTAGTGAACAGGCCTGAGTGAAAACTTGGAGGTAATCTATCTCCTTCATTCAAACGTACAACGTCATCTACATAGTTAGCTAGAGCTATATTGTCCTTTGGATCAATGCTTACCTCACCGTTAACGAATTGAATACTAGGAACAGCCTCCTTTAATTCCTGTAAGTCTGCCTCATTACTAAATATCTGACTGAAGAAAGCATTCTCCCCACGGGTTAGCTTTGTTGTGGTAACTTCTGCTTCTTGTTCAGCCTGATTCAGCGTGTCTCTCCCAAAGGTTTGTACAACGTAGTCTACTACAGCATTCCTTTTTATAACATCAACCTTCTGTTCGGTAATAGTTGGTGTATCACCGCTCTTTGTTTTCCTTTGTCGTTCTTCTTCTATACGTTTACTTAAGCCCGTCGTCTCCTCTATAGCCTTCCAGGTAGCCGGTGGAATAGATTGCATTTCTTCTGGCGTAATTGACTGAGACATAGCCAAGTAACTAACCCTACCTTTTTCCCGGTTAGCTAATTTAAAGCCGTTAATAATACTGTTAGGTACCCCACGAGAAGCCATATCAATTACTTCGGCCTGATTCAAACTTCTCGGTCCAGCAGGAGCAAAAGATCTTTTCATATACGGGGAGTTTGGCTCATATCCCATCTCTTCCATCTGCTGTATATGTTCGTATGTAATGCGAGTGCCTTTAGGTATTATAGTATCGCCTGTTATTATATCTTCTATATCAACAACAGCGATTGAACTACCAATCCTTTCCCATCCTTTCTGCTCTTCCTCGACTCTTGCAATATTCTCTTGTACTGTTTCAAGTTGTCGACCATACTGGTCTATTGGATTGCCGCGGCTATCATAAGAATAATGTTCTCCAGCGGCTATTCCACCTTCTTTCTCAATCCGCTTATCCCATAGCCGCTTTTTCAGGTCAAGTACTTGGGCCTGATTCAGCTCACCCTTCCCACCCTTTCGCACATCGGCAACTCTCTGCTCCACAAACGTGTCGAGGTCCTCCCCTCGATACCTTGCATGAGCATTGGTCAAACTCAACACAGCGTGAACTTCGCTCTCACTCGCTCCAGCCTCCAGCAGCTTCTTCGCAAACGCTTGGCTCGGAGTAAAAGTTCCATCCATATTTGCTTGGATAGAATCAACAGTGGTGGGCTCCAACTTCTTGCTCGCCGGAACTACAACCGTAGTATTCTCTGTGGCAGTAGCACCGATCCCCTGGGCCTTGAGATCAGCTATGATCTTAGCCGCAGCAGATTCATCACCAGCACTGGCCGACGGAATAGTCTCATTCCCCGGAGTACCACTCCCAGTCTTGTCCTTCCCAACTTTAACCTTCCCCTTTGCGCCAAGCACGTTGAGGATGGTCCCAGCGAGGGCACCAACAACTCCGCCAACGCTAGCACTAGGCAACACATCTTCCATCAACGACTGCTGCTCGTCATAAGTCAGCTTAGCTGTCGCATTAGAGAGAACTTGCTGCATCCCCTCCTGACCCCCCTCGAGGAAGAACTGTCCACCTACATCTTTGACGAAGCCTTTCCACCCAGGGCTGGCCTTCTGCAAGATGGAGAACGCCCTCTCGAAGGGCAGCACATCTGTAGCGCCCCAAGCAGCTCCCCACATACCCGCGGTGACGGCCTCCTCCTCAGTAGCGCCCTTCTCTACGGCCCTCCCATAGTCCTCACTCATCTGCATGCCCATAGCTGGGACGGCCGCAGTTGCGAGTTGACCAACTTTGGTGGCCCCACCAGCGACGACGCCAGTAGCTATAGAGGTAGCAACCTGTCCGAGGCCCGCTCCCACCTGCGTCATGAAATCGCCACGGACCCGGGCATCTATGCGTGGGGCAACTGTCTCGTCCAGCCATTCTCCGAATTTATATATAGGGGAGTCTTTTGCTGCCTTGGGCGGCAAGCCAACGTCAGCCCGCGCCTTGTTCACATCCGCAGCGCCGAAGATTGCAGCTGCTTTAGGAATCCCTGATATGCCCTGCACAGCCCCCTTAGCCAGCCCCTTGACGAACCCACCTACCTTCGTACCAAAGCCGGCCTCTCCCGAGTGCTTGTCATGCAAGTCCTGCATCTCTGCCAGGAGTTTGTCGTCAACTTCATTATCCTCCACCTCATATGTCGTCCCATCGGGCATTTCAAACTTCGTTGTCATTAGCGGGCCTCACGCTCTCTTAGGTTAATTTCCACCCGAAGTGGATTATTTCTTCTCTACCCATTTTCCATCCTTCCGCACCATAGTACGCCCACTCTTCTTCTCAGCCCCACCAGGAGTGAAGAGGCCATAGTTGTACGCTGTCTGGAGAATCAGTCCCTGACGAAGGGCAGCTTCCCGTCCAGCTTGGAGCTTTCGGTCTGTCTCGACGTTACCACTTCCGCCAGCACCGAGTATGGCGGCCAAGCCTGCCATGTCATTACTGCCCATAGCGTCACTAGCTCCCCCGGCAGCTGAAGCAGGAAGGGAGGTAACCGCAGTCTTAATCAAATCCCAGTCAGTCTTAATACTTTCATTCCGCGCAGTCTCAACAGTCTTAGCAACTCCCTCACTCTTGAGCCGCGCACCTATCAACTTAAGTTCTTTATTATACTGCGCGTTCATCTCGGACATACGGTTAGCGTGGTCAAGAGCTGACCTCAACTTAGTAATATGCTCTTCCCCCTTCATCCGCATCCCAGCTTCTTCCTGAGGCGACTGCATGAAAGCCGTCTGCTTCTGCTGCGCATTGCCTTGGATGACCGAGTTGCGATTCTGCAGATTTTGCGTAAAGCGCTGCTGCTCAGCCTGATCCATCCCCTGCATCTCCTTCATCTGCTGGATCATATTAGAGTAGTTCTGCTGACTGGTATTATTGTTGAAGGCGATATTCGACTTAGTCGTATCCAGCACATTGTTATACATCTCAGGTGTCAGCGAGAAGAGGCTCATCCTGTCGAAGATAGGCATCTGGAAACCCTGCATCTGCGGAGGCGTAGTCTTCTGTGTTGGAGTTGAGCCGCCAAGGAACTCAGCCAGATTCTGATTCGGGTTAGCCCCTTGCTGAGGCATAGGAGGGACTTGGTCCTGGTTGTAGGAAGGAGTTTGGCCGAAGTCAACTGGAGCCGGCATCCTAGTTCCGCCTCCCCCACCAGCAGGACCACTACCACTCTGTTGCATTGACACAGCCATAGGCACCGGAGCTGGCGTCGGATTAACTGGGAACATAGGTATAGCTGTTGAAGGCTGAGCTATATTCGCAGCCAACTGATCGCCTACCGTCTGCTGCTTCGGCGCAGCTTTGGCAGCTGGCTTCTTTTTCGTCTCCGTCAGGGGCTCAGGCTGGTACTGCGACCCAGCTATAATCCCCCGAAGGAACTGCATAGCGGGTCTCGGGTCCAGCGCGTCAACAAGATCAGATGCAGTAAAACTTCCCCAATCAGGCGCGGTTAGCATTGTTAGTTCCTCCCAATAAGTCCGTGTACGAAGGAGACAGCTTGAACTTGTCAAGACTGAACTCAGGCTTCATACTTCCCATGTCCCCCAGCCCGCTGCCGAGCGTAGAAGCCTTGCTAAACTCCTGACCAATCACCGGAGTTTGCTTCATCTTCTGGCTCAACGCAGCTACCAACTGCTGCCTGGCAAGCTGCTGAGTTTGGCTCCCACTCTTGACCATATTCCCCAGTTGGTGCTGCCAGCTGTTCGGGTCCCTAGCTGAAAGCGCCGAACCGATGGAGGCCAAGATGTAGGAGATATTACTGATCCCACCCAGCCTCGTCTGAAGGGAGTTCTCATTCTTCTTCCCCTCAGCATTAGGGTCAGCCGCGCCACTCATCAGCGCATCAGCTATAGCCGAGTTCTCCTGAGGCGTAGCCCCGGGCTGAACGCTGGCTGGAATTGTCGGCGGGTTCGCCCCCGAAACTGTCGGCTGCATATATCCTTGGTACGGCGTCTGGCCTACCTGCTGCCCTTGAGGTTGTCCACTTTGCATAAAATCAAAGAATCCCATGTATTCCTCCTAGAAGAAGCTAGCGACTGTTCCAACTATTCCGCCTATTACTGCCCCTACAGCCATTCCCACAGGGCCGAAATACGACCCTATCAACATTCCAGTCATTGCGCCTGAAGCAGCGGTCATCCCACTCTTAGCGCTCTGAATAGCGTGGCCCCTAAGCCCACGAGCGCCGAAAGGATTAAAAGCGTCATTCGCAGCTTGGGCAGCACTAAGGATTTGTGGATGAGAAGTCATCGGAATACCGCCATGCAGCGAAGCTATTCCATTTGCCATAACCTGGTATTGAGTAACAGCCCACTTCCCCTCGGTTAGAAGGTGATCAGCCAGCTGTGTCGTCCCTTCCCGCTTATTAAGTATATTCAACTTAACCATCTCAACAGATAGTTCATACACCCCAGCTGAAAAGTGCATCAACTTCATATCGTTCTCTGTGAGGAAGAGAGTGTCAGTGACCACACTCATTCCCCGCTGAAGAGTATTCTTACTAACTCCCTTTGTATCCTCAAAAGCTTTCCCTATCCAGTCATTCACTACAATTGGCCGAGAAAGAATTCCAGCGCTGGAGAAAGAAGTACCATTGATAATAGATTGAATGGAGTTATCTCCAAGGGCGACTCCTAGCGCTGGCCTCCTGTCAGTCATCAAGTTGTTAAGATGTGTAGTTTCACGCGATAGATCAAGAACGTTCTCCTGGGCGCACAGAGCTAGATTGGCCTGAAACCTAGCGTAGGGGTCAATCTCGAGAGCGAGGACAGAACCAATGGCGGCAGCTGCTGAAGTCTGAATAGCCCCAACAACCTCATCTCCAGTATAAGCGACCATACCCGAGAATGGATTAGAAGAGGTTGCCTCATTAAGAAGGTCCACACAGCTAAAAACGAGAGAGTCTGTTCCTTCACTAGAAAGAAATGTGCTGTGTATGTCCTTAAGGTATTCAGGCCAGTCGACCCTTCCACTACTGCCTCCTTTAGCTCCTCCCATAAGTTACCTCGAACCAAGGTAGCCGGCAACTCCTCCTACAACCGCACCTATGGCTGTCCCGTAAGCACCGCCGCCCATCTGAGCACCAATAGCGGCTCCAGAGAAAGCCCCACTGACTGTGGCCTGAGTTGCACTCATCTTCGGGGAGTTGGCAATAGCTGTACCGCCGCCAATAGCTGCGATCGCATTAAAGCCATTCTGCATAGCCTCGAAGCGCCACACTCCCTTCTTGTTGAGGTAACCCATATTCTGCTCTGCATATTCCCTCTCGTTGAGGATTTTTAGCTTGACCCCTTCCACTGCGAAGGAGTAGAATTCTTTCGTCATCTGGAGCTTAACCATCTGCTTCGCCAGCAGCTCACGAGTGGTCAGATTGATTATATCATTCCTTTGCAGATACATCCTGGCACGGAGATCAGCATCGTACAGCGCTACCCGTTCCGTCTTCCTGGCGTCGATAAAGCTCTTACCGAGGGTATAAGTATTCGTAAAGCTGATCCCCAACAGAGCTGCGTCAGCGTCATACTTAGCCTTCTCCGCAGCTGTGTCTGGCTCCAAGACTGTGGCGAAGGATGCGCTAGCAGCTGAAATAACTGAGTCATCTAGAATAACTGCATCCACATCACTGGCGACTTGCGTCAAGAGCGAGCTATAAGCAGCCTGTACATCAAAGGCATTAAGCGCAGAGAGCACGGCAGCTATGGAAGTAGCCACAGTTGTCATACTCTCATTGCCACTTGTATCTATAACAGCCCTCCCACTGTAGATCGAAAGGGACGCATCCTCCATAGGATTCGTATCATAAGCATCATTCAACAAATCTACTAGGCTGAACTCAAGTGTGTCCGTTCCATCACTATCTAGAAAAGCGCTATGAATAGTCTTTAAGTACTCTGGATAGTCAATTTTGCCTGAGCTCCCACCGCCGCCACTTCCCATAGTATCCTCCGCCCCTTGGGGTGATAATTAACCTAAGTGTTAGACTGGTATCTTTACGAACCGCACATCTGAGGACCCACCAGCATGTTCTACAAACTTGATCAAATGCGGGTCAACGGTGAAGCCAGTGATACCAGCGCAGCCGTTCGCCCGGGCATACTCACGAAGGCCGCTTAGCCCCTCTTCCCACTCTTCAATAGAACCGCGGTCAAAGTTGTAAATGGAATAGATCAAAAGATTCTTGGTCTGGCTCTCTTGGTCCGTAATAATACTTGTGGTAACAATACTCTTGATGTGTATCGAAGGGGGAGTTGGTACATAGAAGACCCACACCTCGAGATGCCCAAGAACAATCGACTCCAAGATGCGATTCATCTTATCAGGCGAATCCTTTGCAAAGGGTGGAAGCGATCCTTTGATAGCAAACTTCACTATCTCCCAATTCTCAGTTACGTTTTCAGGCAGAAGTCTTGTTATCATAGTAGCCTCTTACACTCCTTTTGTCAGTTAGTTTCCAGCGCAGATTGTAGTCGAACACTTTGGCATGCTCCGGCTCAATGACGCGTATCTTGGGACGGAAGGAAGAGCCTTCAACAATCTTCGTCCCAACTCCGCCGGGGCCACAGGAAGAGTAGCCAGCGTTGAGGTAGGAAGAGGATGCATCCCGCTTGAAGAAGGCGCCTACTTCGAACCGTCCATCAGTTTCGCCAGTCACCTCTTGGGCGTAGAGCGTCTTGTTCGCGCCAATAGCCATGTTGCAGTTATCTATGATCAGTTCGAGGTTTTCGGAAGACGGGGTAGAGGCAACTACGCACAACGCTGAGCCGTCCCAACCACAAGAGGTGATAGCCTGAGCTAGGCGGCCAACTCCACTAGATGTAATAACCAGCGCATCAGTCTCAGTACTCATATACACTTCTTGATCCTGCTCGTTGTAAGAGCCAACTACAGGACCAGAAAAGAACCGTTCGAAGCCTAATACTACCGGTCCTTTCTCGACAGAGAAAGAACAGAGAAAGCCAAGAGAGTCGACAAATAGAACCTGTGAGTCAGATTGAACAATACTCTCCTTATAAGTGATAGAAGCCTTATAAGTCTTTGAGACGCCAAAAGCTGGAAGGGGTGCAGACTGCAGGTCCAGTACTGCAATACCCTTCGTCCCAAAGACGACTAACTTCTTATCCACATTCAGTACTTTCAAAACTGTCCCACAGAAGAGACGAGAGAACCCAGCACCTGTTGCTACGTTGGCCACTGAAAGGACAAAGTCAGCACTTCTTGGTCGACTTGCCCATGCGATGGAGTCGGCGCCAACATCTGCTGATTGAGTCCAACTAGCAATGTTGCCCAGGACTAGCAGCCCTTCAAAGCTGCAGCAAGCATTCGCCTTGGGGACATTATCTACTTCAACCAGCGCTCCAGCGGCATTACGAATCAGCGTTTTGTTGCCTCCAGTCAGCGCCACAGAATCTTTGAAGTCCGCCAGATCAACGTGGCTGGATAGGGCTAAGCTGGCCCGACTCACCAGGGCGTTGTTAACTACTTCATATATCCCAGTTGAGTAGGCCACATACTTATACTTATCCGTGACTAGGAGTTGCGAGAAAGGGAAGACCACTTCGAGGTCAAGGTAAGATGCGTACGGCGCAACGAATTCCATCCCCCTGCTGAATGGCCTAGCGTTCGTGCAGGTATAGAGCCCCTCCTGATCACTACCAGGAGTAGGCACTATACCTTTAGTTATATGGCCCTTAAGAGCGAAAGGATACTCACGCATCTTCTTCCCCCTTCTCCACAATATGAAAACCTTTCCCTTGGAAGACACAGCCGACTATCATATAGGCGTTAGCGTTCTCAGCGTCGAACTTAACCAGCACAGCTGAGTCCTCAGGAAGGATTATCTCCTTGTCAATATTCCTTACGCCCTTGTTCAGGGAAATCTCTATAGTCCGGCTTTCATGCAGCTGGTTAATGCTGAGATAAAGCGTCCCCTTCGGTGCGTCGAAGAGAGCTGTTACAATCTTTATAATCTTCCCAGCTGGGAGAAACATCCCGTTGGTAATGCCTGGATTGGAGAGGTAGAGGGAGAAGTACTGATCAGGGGCCATCTTGATGACCTTCCTCTTCTTGACCTCCAACCGAACTTCGTTAATCTTCTTTTCTAATGCCTCAAGCGTTTCCTCGTTCATCTCAGCCCTCCATCTGGTTGACGTCTACTATCTGTTGTGCCACTTCATCCATATCCAGTTGCATCACCAACTCCTGCACCGAGGCCCGGCTTTCCTTCACTCCTTCAAAGTTCCGATAGAGGCGTTCTATCGACAGCAGGGATGCGGCGATAAGTATCTCCGGATGCACCTCAGTCCAGAAACTCCTGCTTGTGTCCGTCAGGAGCTTAGGCGAATAGAAGAGTCCTTGAACTATAATCCCATAGTCTTGGTCAGCCTTCTGGCCGAAGAGAATTCCTGAGTATTCCTCATCTTGGTATTGCACCGTAGCTATGTCCCCGGGAATACTGTTGAGGGAAGAGTCTTCAGCAATCCGTAGGACGGTGGGGGAATAGTAGTAGGGGCGCGTAAGAGCCTCTTCCCGATACTTGTTGTAGAACCAAAGGATGAAGTCAGACTCAGCTTTGTGTAACTCCTTCTGCTCTCCCTCAACCACTGCGTAGACCCTCTCAATGACCCGGGCTTGGGGGATAGCCATAGCGTGGCGTTCGGTAAGGAGGGTCCCAAAGTACTTCGCCCTTGTCTTCCCAACGTCAAGACTCCGATCCAGATAGCGTTGACCGGCATTAATGAACCAGTCTGCCCCATTATCTGCAAACGCGTCAGTGTCAACTACCAGGTCATACCGTCCAGTGAACTCAACAAACTTTTGTCTTATCTCAAGAAGGGCCATGATCCACTCCGGTTGAAAATTAACCAAAGTGGCCCCATTTCTGAGGCCACTCAGATCAACTATTGTTGCTGTTAGGTTGCGTCAACTCCGACATTGTTGAAGATGCCGAAGGTTTCAGGGTGGTGAATCTCCAGCCCATCCTCGGTAAGAAACTCTTCCGCCTGACCATCGCGACCGGTGCCGATGGATTCAGTAATGGACGAATCTCCCTTGAACATGGTCTGGTCAACGTAGCGGGAACGGAGGTTCTTGGTGTCGAGAATAACCATACGGTGACGGTCAGTTACTTCAAAGCTGAACAGAGGCGCAGTCTTGAGATGCAGAACGCCGAAGGGAGTTACCCAGGAGACAACCTTGAGGCCGTACTGAGCGGTGTTGGGGGTCAGGGACTGCCAGCCAGAGGCCTTCGCCAACTCGTTGATCCCGAGCAGCGCCCCGGAGCCGACCATGGCCAGCTTGTCGCGGGAACCATAGCGGAAGATAACTTCGAGAGAGGTATCAAGCCACTTCTCGCCCGCGCCGATCCAAGTCTCACCGGAGTGGTCAGTGGTGAAGTCGAGAACGTTACCCGGCGCGTTGGTGGTGATGAAGTTGATCAGGCCATCAGTGGTACGGTGAGGCAGGCCAGTCGTAGCATCGGTGATCTCAGTAGGGACGCCCCAGAAGTAGGCCTTCTCTCTTTCCATGCCGTGGATCTCGAGGGCCTCTCTCTTTAGCCGCTTGTAAGCGTCACCGGTCCGCAGACGGGTCTTCTTCGCAGTACGGGAAATCTCCAGAGGGGTGCGGAAGATCTGGGTGAAGTTGTAGTACTTCACCGGATCGTAGGAGATGGAAGCTGGGCGAACCGCGTTCTCAGCGTTGGAGTTACCGATGATCAGGACGGTGTCGTAGGTGTTGTTGAGGGCAACGGTCTCGGTCGACTTACCCTTGTACTCCTTGAGCACGTAGCAGGTGAGGTAGAAGGTGGAAGTGTCAACTGCTGTCACGCGGCAACGAGTGTCCCGGGACGGATCTGAGGCGTCACGCAGAAGGACGATATGACCAGCGCGATACTTCTTCGCTTCGACCAAGGTCCCAAGGGCGACATAGACAGTTTCGCCGGCGCCGAAGTCGTTGTTGCCAGCAGTGTCATAGTCCCACTGAGCAGCGGCAGAGAGGCCGGTGTCTGTGTAGACAGCCCCCTCGGTAATGGCGGTGCGCTGCGACGGGATTGTCTTGGTCCACCAGTGATACTCAGGATCATCTACGCTTTCCGACGCAAGCATGGACATGAGTGCAGTCAGGGGCATATCCCCGTTGGGGTAGAGGTAAAGAATCATTTCACGATAGCTCTTCGGCCGTTCGTCTGTCGACCACGAACCAGAGCCACGCACACCAGGAAAGGCAACCATATCAGACATTTGAGTTCTCCTTCAGAGAGTCTCCCTGGGCAAGGGAGAGAAGATGGTTAAGGGTATCTTTGGCTCCAGCCACTTGGTTGAGCTTCGCCAGGAGTTCAGCCTCCTGCGTCTCGAGGGACTGGAGCATTTCTTTGATCTGTTCAGGGGTTATCATAGCTTACCCCTCGGCAGCAGTTGAGACCGGAATGAAGTAGGTAGTGGCTCCGATCTTGACGCGAAGGGCACATGTGGTAGCGGCATTGATTGTAGCTGCCGTCAGCCCCGTCCGGAAGAGATGGGCAGCCCCAGCAGTTACGCCATCCAGTGCGAGAAGGAACCCGCTGTCGTCGATCTTGTCGATCCCAGTCTGGTTGCCCCCAGCAGTAGCCCGGATAAACGCGAGGGTTCCACCAACAGCTGAGGAAGAACCATCTGCCCAGAGCTCAGCTTTGATTGCAGCACAGGTGCCCCCGAGGGAACGATTGGGAATGTGAAGAGTGCCCCTCACAGCCTGGCCTTCCCCAGTTACGTTGCCGGCAGCTGAGCCGAAGCTGAGGGAGACGTGCGCCCCGTTGACGGTATCAGCTGGTGTATCATTCTCCACCGTGGTAAAGAGGCGAGCACACTCCCCACCCGCACCAGATGACAGATAAAGCCGTTGGTAAAGCCCTCTGGTCGTGCCCGTAGTGGCAGTTGACTTCAGCCAAAGGCCGATGAAGTTCTTATCCGCTGTGGCGAAGGAGAGCGGAGATGACGATGACCCCTTGCCAGCGATAAGAGACCCATTCAGAGTAGAAAGAAGGACCTTGTTCGTTCCAACATAGAGGTCCTTAATCCAGAGACCTTGTTTGATTAACATAGTTAAATCTCCATGAGTTCAGCCAGCTCTTTCTCCAGTCCTGACAGAGTCGGAGCCGCTGCTCTCGGTCGTGTAGTTGAGTTGGGAAGGCCTGGGCCTGGGCCGGGACCAGCTGGTGCAGCTGCCTCAGCCTTCGCCTTCAGTTTCAGTCTTTCTCTGACTGCTGTCGCAGTATTCTCGAGTACCTGCTCAGGCGTAAAGCCGGGGTTCTTACTGGCGATCTCATTCGCTATGACCCCTACAAACGGCCTGATACCAGCCAAGTCCTCATTGGCTCGGTAGAACTCGCGGGACAATTCGTTCATGTAAATCTGCTGCTTGACCATGTTCTGGACGAGCTGAGGGATGCTTTGGACAACTCGCTCGACAGCCTGGTCTCGAACACTTGTCAGGATTTTCTCGAAAGCAGGCTTGCTCTCGAGGGAGTTCTGAAAGTCTTCGTCGGAGATAGTTACAACCTCGCCCCAAACGGCTACAGCTGGAGCAGGAGTCGGAGTTGCCGTAGGATCAGCTGCGGGAGGCTCCTCACCAGTCGCCGGAGCTGTCTCACTCATGGTAATACCATGAGAAGCCATAATCCCAGCCATGCGGGCAATCTCCTGCCTCAGCGCATCTTCCGCACTTCCCTCTGATGCAGGCGGCTCTCCAGCTGGAGGCTCTTCACCTGATGCTGGAGGTTCCGCTGGTGCCGGAGTTGGTGGCTCAGCTTCTCCTGCCCCGGAAGGGCCTTCAAGAAACTCCCCGATAAAGTCAGGCGTTTCAGTAGTCGAAGTAGGTTCACTTGGTGTTCCTCCTTCCGCAGGGGGGCCAGCAGCGCCGGGCTCGGGGTTGTCGAAGCAAATCATCCTATTCCTCATTCGGTTCCAGATCATCTTCATTCTCCTTTTGTCTAGGTTCTGGTTCGCTTAAAACCAGTTCTTCAAAAGCCAGTACGAAGCGAAGACTACGGGCCTCGCCCCTGTTCTCTTCAAACTGTTCCTTCACTCCTACTTCGAGTTCATCCCGAGTCATAGAGAGGCGCACCTTGCAGGTGTCAGTAAATTCCTTCCAACAAGGGTGCTGGAAGAAAGCTGTCCACATCTCCTTGCTCTTGATCGTAGTCTTCTCAGAAGGGAGTAGCCAGTCGTTAAACTTGTCCATGATTCACTCCGGGTGAATATTAACCTAAGTGGATTACAGCGGTCTTATGTTTCCCGCATCTGCCTGCTTCATCACAGTTTCGTCATCCATCATCTGAGGGTTGACATTACCTCCCTGCATGACAAAGGAGTTGACGTCCTTAGCCCCCATGAGAGTGGCTACGTGCTTGAATATTCTGACCATGTCGAACTGCTGGCCGACCAGGGGATTTTGGGCCAAGATTTGGTAAAGGTCAATCCATTCCCTGCCACCCACTTCCTGGTCAATGTCCCGCAGTTTGACGTCATACTCTACCATGAGGTCGAAAGGGGAGACGGAAACGCTCTGGCCGGGCTGATAGATATCTTTTAAAGTGTCTGGCCAGTCTCCAACCACTTTGACGTAGGTATCATTGGAGAGCAGCTGTTGCGTATGGGCAGCGAACATGTAAGAGATATCATACATCGCTTGCATGTTGATGACCTTGGCCATTCTCTTCAGACGGTTAACAGCGCTGGAGCGGTCTCCTTGTATCTCCGTAGCTGTAATCCGCTCACTGCTCTGCCTCGTCATACCCATCATAGAGTCGTTCGCCGCACTGACCCGCTGCATCAGCTCGATGATATACGAAGAGTCACCAATGTGCTGCTTGGTTACGTCCTGAACTGCGAGCTGCTTAACAGCATTTTCCACACCCTTACCCCAACCAGCCCTACGCAGCCTTATCATCTTCCCCGGCTCAGGGTCCTTCAAGTCGTCCATATTAATCAGATACGGATCAACAATCAGCATGTCATTAATGGCTTTCCGTACGTTAGCAGTATGACTGGAGAAGAGCCAGTCGAGGGTTGTCTGTAGACCATACAGTATCTCAAGCCGACTGGTTGGAGTAGCAGAGTATCCATCAAAGTCTGGCGCGGCTGATGCCATTGGATAGAGGCCATGATTAAGTCCTATTGGGCGGCACTCGATGACGACCTGATCTCCGGCTACAGCGAAGTACCACTTCTCAGGATACTCCGAGTTGCCGAGACCCATTTCTTTGGGAATGATCTTGGCGTACATGTAGATGACGTCAATAGGGCACTTGACGCTGGAAGTGAAGTCATCTTTTTCCATATTGAAGCGCTCACCGCGGAGGCTCTGGTCGCCCTGGATCAGGGAAGTTTTCCCACCACAATGCTTGAGGTAACGCACGTTGAAGATATCATCGCTGGTCATTTCCGTACTGAGAAGGTTCATCAAGTTCGTCCGCTCAAGCCAGCCTGAGAACTCTCCGTCCTGGAGTTGGTGGACGGATACTGATGGGTCCGGCAGATAACAGTACGGATCTATATTCTTAAGAGTATTGCCTTCATAGAGGACGGTCTCAACCTCTTGACGCCTTCTCCCAGTAGGCATAAACTTACCCAAGAGGCCATAGAAGCCAGTGTCCTGCCTGATGGTACGCTTGCCGAGTTTCCGCTCCCAGCTACAGGCAACCGAGCCAACGCTGTAAGCCAACGCATCCCTGAACATAGTGTGGAGACTAAGGGCGACTTTGGCCTTCTCACACTGCTGACTGATGAGCTTGCCCAAGAGGACCCCACCAATCTGATCCTCTGGCCCAGTCCCTTCGTAACGGAAGATTTCCCCCGACAAGAACGTGTCCACCAGATAAGTCAGAAGCGTCTCAAGGGTCGCATAGGTGTACGGAACAACTATCGTCACCGGCTTGCGATAGTCCTTACTCTTAACCTTCTTCTCTTCCTCATCCAAAGGGATGTATGCAGTAAGGACGCGATCTATCTGACGCCACGACTTATGACGACTACTCATCCTGCGGTAAGAGAGCTCAGCGCGCTCATAGACAGCTTTGCATATCTTCTTACTCAAGGCTGAACCAGGCTTCAGATCAAGCCCGTAGGGATAAGTGTAGTCATACGTCTTATCACGCCAATCAAGAACCTTTCCACCAGCTTCCCCTTGTGCTCCAGCAACGTAGTCCATAGAAACCCCTAGTTAAAGCGATACCAAGTTGTGGAACCATCAGAGGAGAAAGTAACGCACTCGCCCTCGAGGGTTAGTTCGTACTCAGTCCCGTTGTCGATGTAGTCAGATGCCTGACGAATAGTGTTGACCACGCCTGCATGAGAGCTGAGTTTCTTCACCTGCACCTCGTGGCCCTCTGAGACGGAGGACGCTAGAGGAAGGGTAAACGTTTGGTCTCCAGCAGCTGCATTACCAATCAGCGCTACGTCTGTGTTGAGCACCGAATAAGTTGCATCAGTAACGATCTTCTGCGTCGTTCTCTTGTAGCCCCCTACCTCATGCCAAACGCTGTCGTAGAAGGCCAGAAGGATAGCCTCACCTTGACGGAGTTTTACGTTACCCAAACTGGTCAGTTGAATAAGGCCACTGTCATGCTGCACGGTTGTGTAGGCGTCCCCAGCGAGGAGTATGATGAACTGGCCGTCATAAGCGTCATCAAAGAAGCTGATAAGCGTGGCGCCTGCGTTCTGCGTAACCAGGAGAACAACTCCATCTACCGACGGAGAAGTATCAGCGTTCGCTGCCAGGGTTGCAGCAGGAAGCAGCCCCTCAGCTTGAGCCTCCTCAAGAGTATTTAGAGCGGCCTTAATCTCCCTTATATAGGAAGCGTGGAATGAAAGAATCTCTTCATCTGTAGGTTTACTTGCATCAAGAGTCATAACAGTTCTCCTATGTAATACTAGTTAAAAGTCCATCAGTGAAATGAAGAACAGATGTTACCTGCGGAGGGCCTATGTCAGTTACTACCGTCACATCCTGAGTTAACCCAGGCAAATCCGCGATAAGGGCGGACTTAAGATTAGCCCAAGAAATCTTCTTAAAAGAAAGCTGAGTAGCCCCCATAACTACAGATAGATCAATAAGTAACAACTCTGTATCTTCATCCGGCGGATTCTGCTCATCAGAATCATGTATGAAGTTAATTACATCTCCAGCCACATCAAGTTCCTGGCGAGTTAGCATCTGCCGCTCATCAAGAAACAGAGGATCATCTGTGTCCATGAAGAACGGACCAACTGTACCTATATACCACTCCCTCTCAGCCATTAGCAAATCCTCCAAGGTTCCATAAGAGGCAAAGGTTCCATCTCAGCCAGGTCAGCATACTCATCTTCGTCAGCCTTCTCGCTTTCGAAGAACCTATCTCCAATGTCAAAGAGTTTGACGAAGTAAGCTAAGGCATCAATAGCGTCGAATCGAGTACAGCGCGGGAAGGAAAGGAGCTGGCCTTCGAGAACTCCAGCACACTCTTCATTATGTATAACGTGGCCGCCGCGGTAGAAGGGAACCATTGAAGCTATACGTTCCTCCTTCTTCCCTACAGCCTTCAGTTCGATAAGCGGATATATCTTCCCTCTTTTAACCATCTCGTTCTTGAAGGGGTAAGTGATGAATTCGTTAAGCGAAGTCACCTCAATCCCAATAGCAGTTGCATTAAACTGAACTGCTTGATCAAGAACCGCCTTATATATCTGGTCAGGGTACAACTTCTCCGCAATGACGTTTCGGACATAGATGCGGCCCTGCTTCCTATCAAGCCCAAGAGTTATAATCCCACTCTCCGCGGAGTGTATCTTGACTGTCTTCGCTGGGTCGAGCAGGACAACTGTCTCAAGTCCCCGCTTCTCCCGCAAAAAGTCTTCATCGACCTCCTTATAATACCGAAAGTACTCCTTCCTAAAGGTAGCGTCCTCGGTCGAGATGGGCATATTTCTATACTCTCGATAGAAGACGTCAAGCAACCCGTGCGCTCGATACATGTTAGCCAACTCTCTAACAGCAGAGTCGCTAAGTAAGTCAGGCCAATTACTATGATAATTATCATCGCATATCTCCAAGCGGATTGGGAACCAAGTCGGGTCATTAAGTAGGTTCTCCAGCAAGCTATCCTCATGCAGAACTGTACCGACAACTATAATCTGCCAGTTCTTGCTGCGGTCAACTGAGTTCATAACGTCAGCGAAGAACCATTCCTTGATCTTCTTCCTAGTATCAGGGTTCCTCACATCTTCCGCGTTCTCGAGATCGTCCCCTATGATGAGATCAGGGCGGAATCCACGCCAGTTGAAGCCACGAATCTGCTGTCCTGCGCCTCGAGGGAGAATAACTACCCCCGGATCGCCTGCTTCTGGGTCCGCATAAGCCACCCACATATCCTTAGAGAAGGTTTCACTGCTTTTTACGTCCCCGAAGAAGGACCGAACCAGCGTATTCGAACAGAGTTCGGCCTTCAAGTTCTCTGACTGCATAGTTGCCTGCGTCGCAGTGTTGGAAATAGGCACTATAAAGCGCTTATCTCGGAAGAGAATCTTCTTTGCCGGAAAAAGTAGGTTGGAAATGGTCGTCTTTCCGGAACCCCTAGGCGCGGCAATGACTATCTTCTGCCTTCCACTCTCCATAGCCTCGAAAACGGTCTGATGGATCGAAGAGAAGGGCAAATTAAACCTCTCGGGAAAGATAGTTTTGGCGAAAACTGCGTCGTTGACGTAGCATTGGGCCAAAATATCTTTGACGTCGGAGTTTGATCGTATGTCAAGCGCACTCAGCGACTGCATCTATTATTACTCCTGACTCGATCCCTTGAGTTATTGCCCTTCTCTTGATCTCCGCTATGTCGTCCATGGTAAGGTGGGCGACAACTCCTTCTGCTCGAATAACTTTGGGGGCAGCGTAGCCGGCACGGTCAAGAAGGTCCATCGAAACCTTGGCCCGTATGGCAAAGCCGGCGTTATCGTTCCTTCGAATCTCATCCAGGGTGTCGATGCACTCGGGGGCTAGCTCTTTGATGCGCTGAGCCACGTCTATAGCCTCCGCATCACGCACTTGTCGGAGCATAGCCAGCTTGTCCTGCACAATGCGGGAGTTAGCCGTATAGCAGACCATTGCCTCAGTCACACCAAAGTGCTCAGCGATCTCCTTATTGCCCCAACCAAGCAGGAGAAGGCGAACTATCTCGTGATGAATCTGGGACATATTCTGTAATTGGTACTGTCTATCGAAGACCGGCCGTCTTCCGCTTCTTCCAGCTACTCCTGCCATGAGGTCCTCCAACAATCACTTGGGTTAATTTCCACCCCAAGTGTTATTTTCCTTGTACTTGATCTCCCTGAGTAGTCCCGCCCTGCATCGGTGCCTGAAGGTTTGCGTTGCGGAGCATGTCAGTTGGGATGACAACTTCCTTGTTGTTACAGTTCGTCAGAGAGACGTAGATTTCAAGCGGAGATACATCCCCTGTAACCGCCCCTGAGGGTAAGTTAACTGTGACTGGAACGCTCAGCGTCTGACAGCCCGCCATGAGTACTGATGACAGGATAAGTAGTTTTCTCATTTCTGGACTCCTTCCTTTGTCGAAGTAGGTTCCAAGACTGAAGCCCTTGCAGCCTCATTACTGGCAATAGGCTTTGTCCCACCAGTGACGTTATGTTGTTTCGTTACAAAGCCTAAAGCGACCAAACCACCACCAGCTCCCCATATCGCCAAGTCAACCAACCAATCGGCAAAGTATGCAGGCTTAAACATTACGAATGAAAAGAACGCAATCACCCACGTCGATACAACCGGCTGCCAGCTTGCCAACATTGCTTTAATCTGTTCCATTTTGTTCTCCTTTTAAGTAGTACTGACTTACAGCGGTTCACCTTTCGGCCAACGAATCTCTTCGAGGTCTTTCAGGGGCATCCAAGAGTAATCGGCCATGTTGTGTTGGTTCGCTCCGAAGCAATAGGCATGGGTATCGGTCCACTCGCTTGAGCAGAATGTTACGTGTCTGGCATCAGGTCTGCCCTGTACGCGGCGTTTAAATACCAGGATGGCCCCTTGCCTCAACTCGGTCAACTTCGTGCCGTACGTCTCGTATGAGATTGCCGCTGCTGAGTGGGTGGAAGGAATCCCGCACTCTTCCAGCCAACAACACATTCCCGCCGCACACCAACTCACTTCGTCTGATTTGGCGTGGTAAGTAGTGTGAGTGAACATCTCCACTATACGGGGGTTCGCACCCTGGCCGGGGATTTCCTTCAGACCTTTATCCTTTAACGCATGTTCATACCATCTTGGGGCCATCTATCCTCTCCTTACTGTAACGACATTCCGCTAATTGATCTACCCGTGTGGCAAGTCGCGGGGGGGTCGTAATTAACTGTTATCGAATCATCCCCGTAGTTTCCTGCGGCATCATAGCAAGCGACATGCAAAGTATTTGCTCCACTAGCATAGCCGGTAGTGGCGCAGGTAAACGAGGTCGTTCCAGTGCAGGAAGTCCCGTGTGTATCATCAGGGGCAAACCCTATGCGCCATTTACAACCTGAAACGCCAACAGCATCAGAGGCAGTGCCAGTAGCAGAAAGGCTGTCTGGAACTATGGTTGACGGGTCGCTTGTTGAAATGGTCGTTATGGGGGCTGCAACATCGGCAGTATTGACTGTTACGGAAGTATCGGAAAATGTTGCAAGGTCGTTTCCCACCGCGTCTTCTATGTCATCGGCCCCGCCCACATAATCAAGATTACAGGTATCGCCAGCCGCCACGGATGACGCCGCCGTGAATGTCCTGCTTGCTCCTGTCCCTGTCGGGCTGGTAAGGGAGATATCCGTTCCTGCCGTAGAACAGTCGATATTGAAATCAGCCGCATCATAGCCGGTTGTTACAACGGCTTCATCAAAGTTAACCGTGACTGTAGTGCCATTGACTGATGCTGATGTTACCGTTGGGGGCGTGGTGTCTGGTGCCCCAGCGCCGAAGGTAATTTCTTCAGCGTTGCTTGCCACCCCAGCCGAATCCACAACATAAAGGTAGTTGGTTGAACTATCTGCAAATGCCCCTTGGTTGACAGTAATAACCGCAGTAGTGTCAGCCCAGGTTTGGGGTATCTGGATTTCACAAGTACCTTTTGCAGCCCAAGTGCTACCTGAACATATTTCAACCCTGGCCTGAGTGTAAGAAAAATATATATCATCATAATTGTACGCGCCATCCCATGTTGGATGCGCGGCGCATCGACTCGCTCCTACAGCGTCTATCCTTTCGTTTGCCATAAACGAATGGCCGTCAGGAGAATAAATTAAATTTGGCCCCCAATTAGTTTTGGCCCACTGCTGCGCCCCATCCATCCACGTAGTTACATTGAGGTTACCTGTTGACGCCGTTGCTAAAACATCAACACGATGCCATGTCCCTACTCCGAATTGGTTAGGACTCCCGTATACTGTAGCACCCCCGGCCTCATTCGCACCTCTTAGCATTCTGTCAGAACATCCAGTAGACAGGTAAAAATTGTCCCGTGAACTATCTGCCCCCATATATATCCTGAAAAATTTACCTGATTGCGTATCTGCGGGCATCATAAACCAAAATGAAGCCCACCATGTACCTGTGGAATTTATATTGTCAACTGTCAACTGTATACGTTCTTCTGCTGTACCATAATATAGATTACCGTAATAGGTGCCTGCATGGGCTCCCGGAGTTGCCACTGCACGAGAATCGTCAAAATTAGTTACTAGACCATCAGACTCCATGACGTTGTCTTCAAAGTCTTTAAACCTGAAATTTAGGAAATCATTACCCTGCCATGTATCAGAAATACTATTGTAATCTGCGTGAGTTCCAAAAGCCGCGCCCGACACTGTAACACTTTGTCCATGCGATACTGTACCTGATACCGTAGATACAGATGGAGCGGCATATATTTGTGATGACAGTGCAAGTAATAAAGTTACAAATATAGTTATTCTCATTGCCATGCCTTCCAAATTTTAATATTTTTCATGTAGAGTACCCCAGCAACACCGTCGGGTCGCCCCAGCTGTATCTGCGATGGCTGTATTGCCCATTCGGTCAAATCTGTTGTAGACGTACCAGTGCTTGCATTGGCAGTTATAGACAGCGACGGGTCAGTAACACCTGTTCGCCACTTGCCTGTTATCGTATACCAACCATTAATTACCATGTTAGCCGCGCCTGTTGTAGCTGTAACGGTTCCTGCATTGTTCCCCTCATGTGAAATTGTGATTTCATCTGTGCCACTTAACCTAATCCGTACAAAATCCGTGTCTATTTGCCCAAATACTCTCAATACGCCTGTCAAATCAGCCCAAGTTGTAACGTAGATATCTGCCTGGAATGTCCCAACTGTATCGTCAAGGATATCGTCTGTTGTTACGTCGAACAGACCCGTATCGCTTGATGTTGGGAAGTATAGCGCGTACCCACTACCGGAGGGATTAGGCTCCACCGTGGTTCCACTATTAAATGTGACTGTAGCATCACCTGCGGAACATCCATCTGTGAGAGTTATTGAGTCCCCTGTAACAGCGTCGCCGTCGATGCCCCAGCAGAAAACAAGGTCTCCCGTGCATCCTGTAGAGCAAAAACCGCCAGCCACAACCGGCACTCCACCGCCCATCATCATTACTCCCCCCGCATAGCAGTGGACTATTGAGAAAAGGGTTATTAGAATCACAAGGAATGATTTCATCGAATTCGTCCTCCTAGTTGGTATCAGTCCAAGTGCCGGAGCGTCCAAGTGTATGCCAGTTTGTTCCATCTCTGGCAACGATGCAGATAAAGTCTCCCGCGCCGGAAGCAGATGTAATCGAATCCCCTGCACTCAATGCCGTTCCATTTAGGACAATAACATCTGCATCATCAGGGTTAATCACAATCGCCGCCGCAGTTGTTGAATAGACGCAAAGATTCATCCCGGCCACCGCAGCCGGGAGTGTCCATGTTCCCGCCCCTGTCGCCCATCCCATGTAACCGTAGGCTTCCGCGCCCGTTACTGAATGAGCATCAGCATCGGCCACACTCGGGATGCCAGCCGACATTGAACCAGTAGTAACAAAGTTGTTCGCTCCAAGGGTTACGGGCTTGTTAATCTCCACCTGGACGTTCTTACCGTCAAGTTGAATGTATGAGGTTCTTGTTCCCCCCTCATGGACGTAAAGATCGCGTGTCCCATTCTCCGAGCCATCGGCCCCATCGACATAAGCCGCCCCGTCAAATGCTACTTCTTTATCTGCGCCGGGGGCGTCTGAATCCATATATCCCCCGCCTGGAGCGGCTGACGCAGCTATCGCAATACTCTTGACGGTAGTATCTCCATCAGCGTCAACGAGCATTCCACCAGCTCCGGCGCTGACTGTGCCGACTGTGATATTTGGAGTACCTGAAAGACCCGCCGCCGTTCCGCTGGTGTTCTGATTAAGCGTTGGGAATGTGCAGTTTGTAAGAGTTCCACTGGAAGGAGTTCCAAGAGCACCACCGTTAATTACAGGAGCACCGACAGAGCCTACATTGACTCCAAGGGCCGTTAAAACCCCAGTCCCGAAAGTAATATCAGGCTCAAACGTGGCCTGTGCCACATTGCAATCAAGAGTATTAGCAACAGCGGTATTTACGCAGATGCTCCCCGCCGCCCCCATAGTTCCCGCCAGCAGATCACCCGTCCCGGTGCCGGTAGTCCAAACCACGGAGTTCGTCGCCGAGTCCCATGCTAACATCTGGCCGTCTGAAGGGCCTGCCGGTGGATACCACCCGGTCCCCGCTCCAAAGCCGAAAGCATTGGAAGCCACCAGACTGATCATCACCACCCATGCAAGTATTTTCTTCATGATTTCTTCTCCTCTATCAGTTCAAGAGCCTGTTTTAAGACAACTGAATTATGCACATATCCGGCTGGAACGGACACGCTTGGCTGCACTTCCCCTGCATCAATCTCGGTCGGCAAGGGCCGTGGCAAACAAGCCGGAGTGTCTGATGGCATCCTGGCGCAGTTGAGCGCATTCCCATTTCGCGCCGGGCATTCCCGACACGCTTCTTGTTGTTCTCGGAGGATTGCATTCATCAATTACCTCCCTGCCTAGGTCGCAGTATCTACACCCGCAATGCCTCACTCTCGGTGCTTGGATTGCCGTGGGGCAGATGATCATTTTACTATCTTCTTCAACCATGAAACGAATTCAGCTTGCGTCAGTTGGTAAAGAATCGTTGCGGCTATCAGAAATACGCCGACCTTTACAGACCTCACGAATATATCCCACGCCGATGATTCAGCCTTTTTCAGCCTGTCAAGCCACCGTTCAACCACCTGGATATTCTCCGGGGTCATGAGGGTGATTACGTGCCGAACAGCCACCCGGCTTTCCTCCGTAACAAACATCTGGCATTCTACGTGGAGAGGGGGCCGCGCTCTTCGCTCATCGCCGGACCGTGCCTGCTCATGTTCAGCCATGCTCTTCACCTCTCGGTTGTTGATGGTCGTTAAGGTACAATACTGTAACTAATCGACTGCCGACCTATTCCCTTAGTCCCGGATGCGGTAAACGGTAGAGTCCCGGCGGTTATATCTTTGTAGATTGAAACTCCTGCACTGGATATGACCATGAGCCCAGTAGTCCAAGAGCCGTTATCCTGTACGATGATTGATATGGATTTCTGTGTCGCAGGAAGCCAACTGGTAGGGATAACCCCCGTCAGCGTCATAGTGGTCGCATTGCTTGTTCCAGTCTGGGTATCCCATGACATTGTTACTACATTGGCATTACGAGTAACATAGTAAAGTTGCTGAACTGTGGTGGTGAACCCGGTCAATGTTCCTGTTTTGGTTAATTGGTTTTTCGCGGCATCAATGTAGATATTCCCAACTGCAACATCCCCGAAGGACACTAGCCCATCTCCTGAACCTCGTACCATGCCCGAATCATCAAACAAGTGAGCACTGCTATCGTTCCCCGAACTGTAGACATTAGCCGAAGTTTCGCAATCTACGGCAATCCATGCTGCACTGCTGGGATCAACAAAGTTGTTGCCTACTAGGCTTAAAGAAACAGTGGTCCCAAGTTTTAACGCGGGGTTTACTATTGCTTCAAAATAATTACCTGATATATCGAACCCTGCGAAGCCATTTGTTTCTATAACCGGACCATCAAAATTCTCGACCAGCGAGTTTGTGAATGCACCACCTATAATCTGCCCTGCGCTTACGATGAGTTTGCTATTCCCTACTGCGCCAAATTCAACTTTAAAATGACTGATATGCAAATCAAGGAACCTACCCCCGAATGTACCTCCACCGTTTGTGGCATTCCACCAAGTCCCCTGCCAGCCGGTAAGATAACTGTTGGTTATATCCCATGACTGATAATACTGGTCAGTATTAGCAAGGCGAATTCCGTAAAAATAGCAGTTGTTCATCTTAACGCGGAGGAATTTGTTCCCATCCATAACGTAGCAGTTTGTCGCTGCGCTATCTGCGGCAAAACGAATGTTCTCAAAGGAAATGTGTTCGGACACAGGGTCATCAGTGTTTGCTATAGAGCTGGAAAACATGCTGATAGCTGATGCAGTATAGAACCCGGCATCAAGCCCCTTACCTATAATCCTGAGATCGTTGGTAGTTGTGTCAACGGCTCGATCTATGGTTACGGCACTCGTCAGGGTGTATTTGCGCGACACTTCAATAGGCATAACGCCAGAGGCCAGAGCTGTTGTAACCGCCCATTGCGTCTTAGCCGTATCCGTTCCCGACCCCCATGCCGGATTGATTGCAGAGACTGAGCCGGAACCGAAGACCACTGCCCCCGGACCGGTGAACACTTGAGCATCCGGGAAGGATACCGGACCGTTAAACGTAATGGAGTAAGTTGAATGAGAGAAGCTTCCGGGCCAAAGAACTGAGGTTGCCAGCGTCACTGGAGCCGTTGCATTAGCTGTGACAGGGAAGTTAGGAGTGTTGACAACAAGTAAGG